TTGGCCCCGTCGGGCACAGCCCACGAAGACATGGCGAGCACCGGCAAGCGCATGGCCCACACCCCGTCCGCGCTGATCCGGACCAAGTAGTACCTGCCCCCGTCCGACTTGTACACTCCGTGCGTCTTGCTCCACAGAAACGAGTAGTCCAGGGACCCGACGAAGTAGTCCTCCTTCGGGCGCTCGGGGTCGATAGTGTCGCCGCGGTAGTCCTCCACTGCTACGCGGTCCGCGTTCAGTGCCCCCCTGGAAGCCAGTTGCTGCTCCTTCGTCGGCGGCGGCTGCCGGCCCATACCCATGAGCAACTGCGCCGCTACGCGCATGCGGCCAGAGTACATCGTCGGCTTGATAAGCCGGTACTGGGAGTACACCTTGGCAGTACCACCCGGTGGAGGGGGCACGGGGTTGTTGTACATCGACGCCCACTGGGATGGCACGGGCACCGCTAGGTACGGCACTACTTTCAGGGCGTGATCGCTGGTACCGTGCAGGAACTGCAGTTCTCCGGTTAGCTCCTGTATACGAGTAGGGTCCTCCTCGTCTACCAGAGCGAGCTCTACCGCCGCCCTTGCCCGAGCCAACCGGACGAGCGTGCTTTCCGCCGGGGTGAACCGGTCAAGGACCCGCAGGGAGGCGCTGTCCTGCGCGCTGGTGGCCTTCGCGGAGTCAAGGTACCCATCTACTACCACTCCCCCATACGGGAGCAGTGCGAAGGCTGCGTACTTGCCAGGGTCTGGCAGCTCCGCTACCGGGTGCCGGACGAAGTCCGCGATGTGCTGCCCGCCGAGCCTGGCTACGCGGACGGTCACCCCGTTCTCGAAGGTGTGCCACGCAGACGTCGACTGCAGGCCCACCACATCCGCCACGGACGTTGCCTGCCCCAGCATTACCCTCGCCGCGTGGAGGAGCGCGCGGCCCTCCAACGCAGTCACACCGTCCCCCAGGTTAACGGACAGGGGGCCGGTGTATATCGCCGCGGTTATGGTGGCATTAGACGGCATTCAAGGTAACGCGGTACCCGAGCTCGAAGTTGTCCCCGTTGAACAGCGTGCGATCCGCGGCGAACCGGGAAGCGGAGGCGAGGACCCCACTGGTGCTGCCCTTCAGCTGGTCGGAGGACATCGCCGCACCGCGGACAACGAGGCTCGTAGCCGTGACGATAGTGAACGCCGCCTTGCCGCCGGTCAGGTTGTCGATAAAGTTTCCCGCAGCGGCGGTGCCGTTGAACAGCGGGCGGTTCGTCTCGGAGTACCCTTCGGACGCGGACACGATTTCCGATGCGGCGGACGGGTACGTAGCCGCGGTCCAGGTAATAGCTGGGGTGACGTTCCCCCCGAACAGGGACAGGTACCATGCGCTGATCTTCGCCTGGGTGTGCAGCCCGCACATGAGCAAGTAGTTCAGGAACTGGGTCGTCAAGAGGTTCTTGTCGATCCGCAGGTCCTCGCCGTTGGCCGTGTGGAAGTACTCGCCGCGGGCTTCGATGCCCGTCGAAGGTACAAGCAATCCGGTATGGGTCTGCCGCAAATCACCTTCAGCGGCGGCCTTCAGAAACGCGTCAGTCTGGTTCATGTTGATGCTCCTATGAGGTTGTTATTGCAGAGTCTCTGGCGTGGCCTCGCCCGTCAGGCCCGATCGAGTCTACCACCGATACCACTTGGTAGAAACCGTTGCGCGCGAGCAGCGCCGAGTTCGCCCGGGAGTACGGAGGCAATCGGATTCTGTCTGCGGTTAGGTTGCGCACCACCCCCGAGGGAATGCCGATACACAATCCATGCCGACTGAGCCACGCGAACGCGTTCGACACCTGATACTGGCTGCCGTTTACGGCCAGCGCCTCGGTGTCGACTGAGTCGAACGGCAGGTACACCTGCGAGTCCAGCACCGCGGCGCTGTCACTGCACTTCACCAGCTCCATCTTCGCTGGGTCCGTACCGCGGATGAAGAACACCTCTTGTACTGTGGATACGTACAGCCCGTCCGACACCCGCCCGAATGCCGTAACGTACCCAGGCGCACGGATGAAGTCGTACCGGCGATCGTGCTGCTGGTAGTTCAGGGGCTGCGAGAAGAAGATGGTGTCCCCCTGTACGCCCCACAGGCGGCCAGCGTAGAAGGCCAAGTACCGACAGAACGGCATCGGGGACAGGTACTCCCGTTGGTCTATCACCTCCGTGTTCGCCGCGCGCGGGGGGACCACCGGGGTAGTGCCGAACGGTTCAACCGCCCCTGTCGCCCGGAGTACGCCCCCGTCCGCGCCGTTCGAGAACCACACGTCGCCGTTGATTTCCTCGTACCACACCCGCCCACGGCCCGAAATGTAGGCGCCGAGGTGCTGCAGAACTACACCCCCGAGCAGCCGGCACAGTTCAGTACCGACAAACACGAGGGTTACCGAGTGGTCGTTGGAGGTCCACATCGAGTGGCCCCCCTCAAGGGTCGGCGCAAGCTCGAACTCGGGGCGGGTGTCCAGTACCCCGGAGTCGCTAATGTCAAAGTTGGACACACGGCGGGCGAACCCCGGCGGTATCGCCGTCTCGTCTGCGGTGTGATGCTCCCCCGCCCCGAAGGACAGGACAACCGACGGCGGCCCGGTCGGGGCCTGACTACTAGGCTGAGACGGTGGCATTTCCGAACTCCATAGTTGAGGTGTTTGGGTGCGTTATGAACGCCTGCGCGCGCAGCTTGCTCAGGCCCGGGTAGCTGTCCGGGACGTAACTGAACCCCGTCTCGAACTCCTCCCACCCGTCTGGCTCCGTTTGACGCAGGCTGTGCCCGACATTGGCCCCACCAAATTGTACTGTAAAGGGGCTGCCTTCGACGAAGTACCCACGGGCCTCGTGGTACACCCGTACCGCCTCGCTGGTGCTCCACGGTGGGCGGTCGTCCGTTACGTCCGCCTGTACAACCCGCCGGTGCAGGTAGTCGATGTACAAGGTTCCGAACGAAGAGTGGTCGAGCGCAGGCGAGGCGTATATCCGCAGGTACGGGCCAACGTACTGCGCCCCCCGCGGGGACGTGAACTGGTCGATGCTGTACGGGTGGACCTCCCGGTTGAATAGTTGCACCTCGTGGCCGCCGAACCCGATCGGGGACAGCCCGGGCACCGTCACCGTCTTCGGCCCGTAGTCCTGCAACTGCACCTCTTGCGGGCCGAAGTAAGGGTCCTCCCACCCGTATGGGTAGATGATCTTTGTGCCTACGTTCTCTACGATGCCGAGCCCCCGTGCGTACGCACGAAGCCCCGTCGGGCGGATGTGTTGCGGTCTGTGGGTTACGTGCGGGGCGCCGTACTCCGCGGCGATGAACGCGCCCTCCGTGGTTCTCCACCCGGTGTAGAACCACATCGGAGGGTAGGTAGTGGCGCTGTACTGGTACACCCGGCGGTGTTTCAACGTGCAGCTAGTCCTCGCACCAAACGTACCGCCGACCGTTTGCGCTCGCCACACGTACGCGGCATCTACAGGGCTCCCGTAGTTGTGGAACTCGTGCGCGTACCACGTCGAAGTCAGTACGTCCCGCTTCTCTCCGCACCGTATTATCTGCGTCCCGACTACCTGCGGCCCCCCCACGTCCGTGTCGAGGAAGCCGCCGGGATGCAACCACTTAGTTCCCCCGAGCACCGACGCCTGCCCAATGGCGAAGTCCGCAGGCCCGGGGTTGACGAAGATGGTCATGTCGCGCACGTACGGGGTGCCGAACTTGATCAGCGTCCCTCCCCACTCGGGGTAGATGGCGTTCAGCCGCACCCGCACGGAGCCGAACGGGATCGTTGCGCCGGAGTACGGCGTGTCCGGGAACTCCCAGTCAAGGTACGACACAACCCCAGCACCCGCTTGGATGGACCCGTCCTGAAGAATACGTTGCTGTGGAGGGACCAACTGAGATTGGTCGAACTGAACCGTAGCGTTCCCCCACCGCAGGTAGTCCGGCGCTGGCGGACGTATCTTGCGCGTGCGGTACGACACGTACGGCGTGCCAACCCCGTCCCCGACGAACACGTTCGGGTACGTGATGTACCGGCGCATCAACTGCACCTTCGGCTTGCCGCCGGGGAGGAACGCGACGGCGCTGTACGCGTAGATCATCGGCGTCAGGTTGCGCACCGACGGGGTGCCGTACCCTTCCTTCGTGAACCCCCACAGATTGATGATGTTGTGGCGCTCTTCGAGCGCCGCGGTGCCCATGTAGCCGTACTGAATCCCCGCCGGCTTGATGTAGCGCGGGTTGTAGGACACGAACGGCGAGCCGGTGGGCTGAGTCAGGATCGACGACGGGCGCAGGTCGCGCAGGCCGTACGACACCCACTGCCGGCCATAGCTGGTCTGCTCGTAGGTTGCGAACGGCTTGATGAATTGCATGTTGCTCCACACCCGCGACGGAATGCCGAACTTCATGGAGTGCCAGCCCCATCCGTCGAGGTTGAGCACCTGCCGCGTGCGGACGTACGGGGTGCCGAACACCTCCTGCGTGTACCAAGCGACGCCGAAACTGCGGATGCGCGGCGCGACAAAGGCGGTACCGTACCGGGTCATGGGGATCGAGGCCCACACGGACACCCGGCGCGCGCCGTTGTAGATCAGGCTGGCGATGGAGAACCGCGAGTCGACGTACCCATTCGTCGTGATCTTCTTGTTCTTGGTGTAGACGTTGGTGTAGTAGCCGAACCGATCTTTCTCAAACTCCCATTGCAGGTATCCCGCTGGCCTAACCTCCTGCTTCCACAGGTAGACGAAGCCGGTTCCGTAGAGGTTCGAGTCAAGGGCGAACGGGTAGCACCGCTGCGCGCGATCCTTCACCTCGGGCACACCGAAGGCCAGCAGCGACGCACGACCGACGGGGTAGCACCGCTGCGCCTTTTCCTTGATGAGCAGCGCGCCGAAGGCTCCAGCAGCCAGCCCGGCGGGCGAGATCGTGCGGTTGCGCCATGCGGTGAACGGGGTACCGAAGCTGGTCTGCGTGCCAGACAGGTACGCGGGGCCGATGTAGCGACGCCCGAGGTTGACCTTGGTGGTGCCGAAGGTATGGACGGCGAGGCCGGGCACGTACATCCAGCGGTAGTAGTTCGACACCCAAGCCGTGCCAGCCACGAAGGGCGAGGCAGTGCCGGTCGGGCGCACGAACTGGAGCAGGTTGTAGACCTTCGGCGCGGCGATGGTTAGCGGCTGCCCAGTGAACGGGTAGGTCGTGATTATCTGGTTCTTGTTGTACACCAGCCCGTTAGCGTAGCTGACGAACTCGCTCCACGAGGGCGGGCGGACGAACTGGTTCCAATGCAGGGTGGGCGTGCCGACCGCGCTGTAGTCGAACCCGGAGGGGGACAGCGTGCGGGACGCGATAACACCGAACGTGAAGTAGACCGTCGCGGCGCTAGGCGGGACGTAGGTACCGACCTCGAACTTAAATACCAACGTGCGCCACGAGAAGTTCACCTGCCTGCCGTACGGCGGGGAGGACGGCGACTTGCCCGCGTAAGAAAAATTGGCCGTCGCGCTCATGTCACGGGGTTGATGCGGTCAAGAATTAGCGCATCATAATCCCCCGTCGAGTCAAGCACAACGACGTAGCAAGTCTCCGCCGCACCGATGGAGTAGACGCCGGTTACCGGGTCACTGATCGCCGTGCCGAGAAGCATCCCCGTCGCCCGCGAGTGCGCGTTGACGGTGCGCGAGCACAACGCCCCACTGGCGTCGCGCACGGTGCCGGAGATCAAGGTCTGCCCCTCGGGGAGTGGCCCTGCGGGTCGCCGGGTGTGTCTGCGTGAATAAGCAGCGCTGTGCTGCCCCAGTACGGGTCATTGGCCATGATTAAACCGGGTCGAGTCTGTCGTAGACGATGGCGTTGCGCGCGTTCACGTCATCGTCGAGGCACACACAATAGCACCGTTCGGGCACCGCGATGTAGAACGCGCCCGTAGACGGGTCGCTCACGGCGGAGCCGAGCAACGCGCCGGTAGCGTGAGAGTACGCGAACACCTTGCACGAGCGCGGAGAACCGTCGCTCTCCTTGACGACGCCGGATACGCCGGTCGCTGCCGAGGGGAACTGGCCACTGGGCGGCGTGAAGTCGGCAAGGTACCGCCCAACCCCCTTCGTCACCCGCCACTCGTCCACGTACCCATCGAGGTACAGGTTGGTTGGGAGCGGGGTGTTGGCGTCAATCACCATCGCCCACTGGCTGTTCTTCACCCCGACCGCCACGTTGCCGTTGGTCGCCAGATACGCGCCGGTCGAGAGCGGCGTGTAGCCTGTCCAGTTAATGCCGTCCGGGCTGGTGTAGACGATACCGCTGCTGCACGTGAGAATGAACTTGGTGCCCGTCCAGATGCAGTCGTAGGGGGTGATCGTCGCAGGGAACGTGCGCGTGATGTACGCCCCGTTGGCCGTTGCCCGGGTGGCGTACGAGGCGCTGGATGTCGCTTGGAAGTGCAGGAACATCCCGGCACCGAAGGGCACGTGAGGGAGGGGCTGGCTTGTGAATGGGCGGTTTGAGTTGAGCGCCCACGTAACCCCATCGGTGCTCGATGCGACGATCATAGCCGCCGCCGAGTTCGGCGCTTGGATCGTAAACCCGCCGGCCCCTGCGTTGTACCCGAGCGAGGCCCACGCTTGGTCGGCTGGCAACGAGCGCAGTGTCCAAGTCGCGCCGTCCGGGCTGGTGCCGGCGTACCCTGACAGGCTGGAGGAGATGGCACAGAACAGGTTGAGGGCAGGTGCCCAAACGATGTTGTTCCACGGTGCGGCAGCAGGGAGAGTCTGCGCTGTCCACGTGATACCGTCCGGGCTAGTCGCCGCCACGGCTGCGCCGGAGGAAATCGCGCAGAACACGGTGCCATTCCATGCGAGTCCGCTCCAGTTGGCTGATGCTGGTAGGTTGTCCCGCACCGTCCACGCGCGCCCGTCAGGGCTAGTGGCCACCTTCTGTGTGCCGTAGGCCACGGCGCAGAACACGGTGCCGTTCCAACACACGGCTGTCCAGTTCTGAGAAGTGAGGCCGATACCTTGGTTGACTGACGTGTAGTACGTGCTTGGTTCCCCGCCGAGGATTAGGTGCGAAGCGGCGCTACCGATGGACGCCGTGCAGGCGAGGCTCCCCCGTAGCGACCCATCAAGGAACGCCCGTATAACCCCGGCGACGCGCGACACAGCGACGTGGTGCCACGCCCCATTGGTGATGTTACCCGCGCCGGTAACCGTCTGCCCGGTCGTCGACTCGTAGAAGGACAGCCCGCCCGGGCCAGTGTTCGTGTCGTCGCCAACCGCGAGTAGCTGAAGTAGCCGGTTGCCCACCCCGTCGCCGAGGGACATAAGCTGCGCGTCGCGTCGCCCGAGGTTCTTGACCGACGGGGCATTGATGTAGGCCCACCCCTCAATCGTGAAATCCCCTGTACCGAAAGCGAGGTCGGCGTTGACCGTATCGACGTAGCCAGAAGCCGGCAGGTAAACCGCCTCGGCACCGAACTTGGCCACACCAGTCAGCGCCGCCGCGCCCTTGCGCCGCATCGTAGCCTTGCCCAACACGTCCTCGATGTCAGCGGCTACGACAAACCGAGCAGCGGAGGGGGTGAACGTGGTTGTGTACTTAGCCACCCCGCTGTAGATGCGGAATTCGTCGATGAACACCCGGCCTGTGCCGCTGTTGGCAGCACCCGGGGAATCCCCGATATGCAGGTACGTCTTGGCGGTGGTCGTGCCCGCGTTCCATGCGGCGGCCTGGTGCAGCACCCCGTTGATGAATAGGTAGATGTTCGCTCCGTTGCGTACGAAGGCCACGTGATACCACGCGCCCGAAGCGATGGCGTTGGTGTTCGACTGCACGCTCGCATCCCCCATACCGAACACGAGGTACTTCAGTGACGCGCGTTCGGTGTAGCACCGCCACTCCGTGTTGCCACTGCCGGGCGTCGGGCTGTCCGTCACTGAGCACAGGTTTTGGTACCCGGTGTTAGCGGTAGCGTCAATGTACACCCAAAACTCGATGGTGAACTGGGACGGGGCAGCCGACGTGCCGAGGCCGGAGAGAGCGGCGTTGTTGCACAGGATGCTGCCCCGGGCCGAGGTCTGATAAACCGAGTTCCCGTCCTTGGCCCACGTGTTTCCGAAGGCTACTCCGACGTAGCTGCACGCCTTGCCTGTGACGTCCGCCGCGTCGGCGCTGTCGCAGTGGTGCCCGAATATCAGGTATTGCGCGTTCGGGTCAACGACCGGCGCGGTCTCAAGGTGACTGAGAAGGGTAACATTCTTGAACCACGGATCGTTGGCCACGGTGCATCACAGCTTGAAAATCTTGTTCGCGCCGTTGTCCCACACGACGATGATGTCACCACCGTTCGGGGTAATCGGTAGCCCCGTGGCGGAGTCGATCAACGCAATGAGGGGGCTCGTCGCCGGGTCGCCGGTGTCTTTGTAGATGATCAGCGCCTCCGACTCGGCGCCGCTCACCGCGGTGAACGTCACGTCGTTGGCGTCGGCAGCCCCGGCGGCGCTCGCCTTGCCGGTCAGCGTTACGCCCGCGGCGATGATCGCAGAGCCGGACACGTCGGACAGGTACTCGTGCGTCGTGAAGTTCGGGGTGTACACGTTCTTGTCAACGAGGTTCACCTTCATGGTGTCGGTGTCCCAGTTGATCTGCCCGCGCAGGAACCGCTCGCGCGCTTTGTCGTACAGGGTATTGGCCATTATCAGGCTCCTTGGTTGTTGGTTGGGGCTACTTCAGCGCCGGAGACCGGGCGATTATCCCTGTCTTCATCATACTACCGAGGGTAGAACCCAGGTTGAAATTCACTACCGCGGCCCACGCTAGTGACAGCTGGCCTATCAGCACGTACAGGACCTCGTTATTGCCCTCCGGCACACCCTCTACGAGGAGTCGGTAGGTGACGCCGAAAAACCCGAGGGTTATGACCAGTGACAGTACGGGGGGCGTCCAGCTCTTCGTTGCCACCTGCATGTCCCGTGCGCTCGCCGTGTCCGCTACCGCCAGGGTAGCCAGGGCTTCGTGGTTCTTGTACCCGAGCTCCTGCATCTTGGCCGCGAACTGCTGGTCCGCAGCCTTCAGCGCGGTGAGCTGTTCCGTAGACGCCCCGGTCACTGCCGCCTTCAGAGCCGCCTCCGTGGTGTCGCTGAGTCCAAGCGCCGCAGCCGCGGCGGACGCCGCCGCCGCCCCGAGCGGACCGCTGAGAGCGCCGCCTATCCAAGGGGCTACCGTAGACACCACGGACTTCCAGTCCATCACAGCTCCTTCTCACACGCCGCTTGCGTCGCGTTCAGGCGGTTCTCCCACCCTTTCTCGAACACCTTCTGCGAAGGGTCGTTGCGGATGATGTCCGCGTAGAACCACCGGCGGCGCGCTACGTACGCCCGAACGAGCCCAGATACCCCCCTGCGGCGCTCGAACTCCGTTACCGCCCCCATAGTCTTCAGACCTACGGCGCCGTCCTGGAACACCCCAACGACGCTCTGGAGGAGCTTCGCCGCCCGCCCCGCCCCGTGCTGCACCGCCGAGTCGAACAACAGCAGGTCGAGCGGGGGCGTCATGAGGCGGCACTTCGGGGGCCGCCAGAACTCGCGCTCGTAGATGTACCGAACCTCTGCCTCGGTAATCAGGCGTACTGCCTGCTGCGGCTCGCCGAGCTCGCTTCGGATGACGTCGTACAGCCCCTGCGTTACCCCGCAGTTGGTAGCGCCCCCCCGGTCCGCAGGGTGGTCGGAGTACCCCCCCTCCCTACCGAGCACGAAGTCCAGGCAGAAGTAGAATCTAGGCTGTGGTGCCATCGGTAACCTCCAGTAACGCGTCCCCGCGGCGGGTGCTCCTTTTCGGGCACTCACCACAGTTAGAATACACCCCCCGGATATGGCCTATCTGGTGGTTCAGCTTCTCCACCTCGTCGCGGAGTTCCGAGTTCTCGTGGCGGAGAGCGAGCACCTCCGCGTGTAGCACACGTAACGAATCGGATAGCTGCTCGTTGTGGGATGACATGCGCGAAATCTCTTTCGCGAGTAGTTCGTATACCCCACCTAGCGCCTCGTTCTTGGTATCCGTGGCGTTCATCTCCTTCCACTGCGACTGTGCTTTGCGGATCGCCATCATGCCCGCAAGCAACACCCCGGTACCACCGGCGAAAACCGCAACCCCGGTTTTCACCAACTCTTCTGATAAGTCCACCGAACCCCCTATTCGCCTATCGCGGACAGAACCTCTTGTGAGATACGTCCCGACTTGCTTATGCCGTACTGGTCTGCATTGTACTGCGCCTTCGCTGCCCCAGACAGGGTACGACTCAGCATGCTTGCGTTGACGAGCTCCGGGTGCGCCTGTACGAGGCCCATGAACCGCGCCGTCCCTTCTCCCTGTAGTTCCGCGTCTCCAAGGTTGTACCCCAACGCGACTTTCGTGAGCGCCCTCTTGGCCATCGTCTTGACGTGTGTCTCGGCTTGGTAGGCAGCTCCGCGCTTCTCGTTGACTTCAAGGCGGTCCGCACTCTTCAGCCCCAGCGCGGTCTTCACCGTGTCCCCCATCGACGGGTCGAAGTAGACCGTACCTCGGCTGTCACGCACCCCATCGAAATCCGCAGCCGCGGTGTACGCGTCCGCGAGTGGTTTCGGCAGGGCCTTCTGCAACGCCTTCTTGTAGTTCCCATCGGATACCGCCGAAGCAGACCCCCACAGGTTGCTGAGCAGCCCGGCGCTAGGCCCCGCCGCCCGAGCGAGGTAGTAGTTGAACTCGTCCTGCGGGGTTTTGTCCTTCGGCGCGTAATGCCGGTCGCCGATAAAAGGCAGGATAGACCCAGACTCTGCCCGAGTTGGGTCCGCCCCGATAAGTGGCAGCGCCGCAAGCAGCCCGTGCGACACGATCTGCGCGTGCCCCCGTACAAACTCCGTGCGAGAGTCGAGCAGGTCGTCATCGTCCCGGAACGCGTCCATCAAGGCGAACACGAACGGGGACACGAACGTCCCAACCGCACCGGTCAGGGCCAGTTGGGTGCCGACCGTGTACGCCAGCGTCGTGCGGGCTAGCTTGGCCGTGGCCGGGTCGAGCGCGTCCTTGCCGGTGAGCAGCCTCCCGAACTCCGCGGTCTTCACGTCGCGGGCGAGCAGCGCCAGCATGTTCAGCCGGTAGTTCTGGAACTGGAATATCGCCTTCCGCCACGGCCCCTGCATTATCTCCGGGGAGTTGTGCGGGTCGTAGTTGAAGTGCGATTGGTTGTCGATGAAGTCCTTGGTAGCCCGCAGTAGGTCGTCGTGGGAGATGCCCTTCTGCTTCTCCGCGAGCATCGTAGCGAACGCGTGCGCTGTCGTCTGCCGGTTGAACACCTCCGACTTGTGCATGCCGTACGAGGCAACCTTCACGATGGTGCGCCACGTGGTATGCGCGTCCGAGTCCTTGCCCGCGGCGATACCTGCCATCGTGTGCGCCAGGGTGAAGTCGTCCATACCGGTCTTGTGCAGATCGTCGAGGACCGAGCGCACGCTGTCCGGCATGTCCGGGTCCGCCGCGAGTCCGCCCTTGTGGAACCACTTCTTGCCAGCGTCAGCCAGCGCGCGAATAGAGCGCCCAGTACCAAACATCGCCGCCATTCGCGGGGCAGCCACCAACGGGGTCTGCAGGCCGTTGAGCATCATCTGGCTCGGGGAGGTCATCATGAAGACGAAGCTGGCCATCGTCAGCTTCTCCGCTACCGGGCTGAACTCCACCTTCTTGCCCCCGTCGTACTGCCCGCGAACCGCGTTCAGCACGTTCATCATCTGTACCCCCGAGTCGTTGCCGGCACCCTTCTTGCGGACGAACAACGCCATGTCCGCGAGGTCCTTGGAAATGTCCGCTCCGTACTTGATGTTCGCCACATTCCCGGCGTACGAGACCATGTACGAGTTGAACGCCCGCGTCGCGTCGAGGGGGAACCCAGCGACGTACTTCCGCGCGTTCGCCCCCTGCATCAGGCTGTGCTGTGGGATAGAGTGCAGGTACGCGTCGAGCAAGGCTTCCTCTGTGGCGGCCCGCAGCTCCATGTTGTACGAGTTCTTGCGGGCCAGGGCCTCTTGTTGCTCTGCAGGCAGCGTCGGGCTGACGTCCACCACCGGGTGCACAAGCGCCGCGCCCTTCCTGATCTTGTTTATGAGCTCCTGGCTGACGCCGTCCAAATTGAAGTTGAACTCGCTACGCTGCGTGGCGGACACCGAGTACCCGCTACCGTACCGCGCACGCTGGTCCGATGCGAACTTCAGCGCCTCCGCTTCGGAGTCGTGCCCGGTGAACTCAACCTGCTTGTTGTTCCCGTCACGGATGTCGACCATGTACTTCCCGAACCGCTTCAGCGGCGAGTACGGTGCGTGGCCTATCTTCCGAATCTGTGCCTCAATCAGGTCCCCGAACTCCTTCTTGAACGCCCGCAGTTCTTCGCTGCCGGCGGCGTCCAGGTCCACTCCCTTCGCTTTCGCAAGGTTGTCCCGTACCGCCTCGTACCGAGTGCGAAACGCCGTGTCGTACGCCTTCTGCACGTCGGCGAACGCTTTCCGCCCGCCCTCACCTACCTGCTTCCAAAGCCGATCGAGCTGCACCCGCGCTTGCTCCCGCTCCACCGGGTCGATGCCCTGCGCAACCGGTTGCTCCGCCCGTCCAGGGTACAACTGGTAGAACGTGCTGTACTGGATCATCGTGTTCAGCCGCTTGGCCTTGTCCGGGTCGCTCGTGCGCAGAGCGTCCAAGGCCCGTGACACCTCGCCGACACTGTGCAGCAGCCGGTTGCGCTCGTCCGCGTGCCCCGCGTAGTGCTCCGCGAACCTGTCGTACGCGTTGTCTACCCTCTTGCCGCTGGCGTCGGTATCAGTCCACAACCCCCCAAACGTAGCGTGCAGTTGCGGGACCCCGACGAACCGATACATCTCCCGCGGCAGGCTCCCAAGGCTACCCTTCTTCACCGCGCTAGCCAGCCCGCCGACGAACTCGGCGGAGTCCCGCGCGGCGCCCCCGAGGACCCTTGACACGTTCTTCGGCGGGCCGTCTACCGGCTCGTCCCCGACTATGGTGCGCAGTTCTTCCAACGCGCGCGAGAACCGGACGGTAGTCACCTTGTCTGGGACCCCCTCCAACATGGCGTCTATGTGCCGCATAGCCTCCGGCATCGTCATCCGGCTAGCCGGGGTAGAGACGCCCTTCGTCCGATACCGGACGACGTCGTCGAGCAGGGCGTCGACGTCCGCGTCACCAACAGTAATCTCCCGGGACCCGAGCAGGGTGTCGAACACCCTCGCAATACCGCTCTTGAGCTTCGCCCGCACGTCACCGGTCAGCCGCTCCCCGTTCTCCTGCATGTCCGTGAGTACCTCCTCCGCGGCGGTGGTCCTGTCCAGCCCGAGCTTGGATACCTTCTCCTTGATGCGCTTCCGCAGCGACGCGTTAGCCCACAACCGGTTGGTCACGGTGCTCACCCCAGTACCGAGGAGCCCAGACAACCCTTCGTGCGTGCGCTCGTGGAGGATCGTCTGTACTGCGTCCTTCGTGTCCGAGAGGTTCTCCGTGATAAGCACCACGGTGCCGTCCGGTAGGTACACGCCCTTGGTGTCCGACGGTACCACTAGGTCGCTGCCGTCGGGTTCAAGCGGGCGGGACTTCCTGAAGTCGCCCACCGTCTCGAACACCTGCACCGGGGCCTCCCGTACCGATCGTTGGTTGTTGGCCGTCTCAACCAGCTGCTGGATGCGCTCGGTGTGCTGGGGTGGGACTACCGCGTGTAGCGCCCCTCCCCCCTCGGTGCCCGCGCGGGAGAACCTCGCGTCATCGACGAACGCCCCGCCCTCTGCGGTGCGGGACACGATGTAGTCGTGGCGCGCGTTGTACGCGGAGGCGATGTCCGTAGTCAGTTGCCGCATTCCAGCCGGAGTAAGCGCGTTGTCACCCGCAGCGAACAGGTCCCCCGCCCGCTTCACAGCGTGGTCCTTCGCTTTCCGCAGGGCCTCAGTGGACCCCGTCGCGTCGAACGCCTGCATCACGTAGTCGAGGTACGTGTTGTGGGGGAGGTCGTCATCGACGTTGTCCTCGGCCAACTTCAGCGCCCGAGCCGCTTCCTGGTTGAACTGCTTCGCGCTGAACTTGTTCCGCGTTACGCCTTCCCCGAGGTCGGTGTTGCCCTGCTGTTGTCGGCGAGTATCCCACGCCGAGCCCCTCTCTTCGAGGATCGCCGCGACGTTCTCCTTCGCTGACGCCCGTGTTGGCGAATCGAACGCGCCGGAGTCCCCTGTCGCCGGGTTCTCCCATTGCCACAGGTCCGACTCCAGGTCCTTCCTGAAGGTTACCGTCTGCTTCCCGTCGGTGTAGGTGTGCGTGTCCTTGTCCTGGCGGGCCATAATGAACTTCGGAGCGGCCTCAACGGGCGTAGGAGCTACCACGGTGGGTGTCGGGGCAGGGGCGGATACTTGGGGCACGCCCGCACCGTTCGCTGCGTCAGCGAAAGAGAACGAGTTCCACACGCGCTCGTGTTTATCCCATAGCGGCAAACCAGACTTCGGGTCCTTCCTGAAGGTTACCGTCTGCCCCCTGTCGGTATGCGTGTCATCGGCTATGGGACGAACTGTAGCGGATACTTGGGGCACGCCCGCATCGTTCGCTGCGCCATTGAACGGCTTCCGCGCGCGCCTCTGTTCCTTCACTCGCCAGTGGTTAGACCAAAAGCCAGACCGCGGGCGCGGCGGGGCATTCAAGGGTTGGATCGGGACCACGCTCGCCCCACTAGCCGGGGGAGTGGCCGGGGAAGTGGCCGGGGAAGTAGCCTGCAACTGCTCGGCCACCGTCGGCACCGGCGCGGCGGGGGCCTGCTCTACGCCGAAGGCTTCGTGAAACTTCTGCGCGAACTTCGGAAGGTCAGCGTCCTGGTCTATCGTCCCAGCGAACTGGTTCAAGAACTCCCCCGCCTGCGCGGATACCGGGAGTACGCCCGCCTCGTTCGCTGCGTCGTTGAACGCCTTCCACGTGCGCCCCTGTAGGTCCCCCGGGCGCAGCCCAAGGGTCTTGACCATGAACTCTTTCCACGACGAGGCTTTCTTCACCTCCTCGTTCACTTGCGCGGGGGTAACCTCCTCGTTGCGTTGGAGGTCCTTGTTCCATTTTGTAACCGTCCCGTCGGGGTGCGTGGTGAACAGCGCCTCCCGCACCAAGTCCTCCGTCGAGACGAGGTCGCGCTCAGTGAGCCCCGCCTGCCGCGCAACGATCTGCTCGTCTATCGCTTGCTGTACCGGCGTGACGTTACCGACGGTTGCCCGTACAGCAGCAACCGCCTCGTCCGCGCGCTGCGTTGCTGCGGCCTGTGCAGCGGCTACCTCCGCCGCCGTCTTGACCTTGCGGGCCTGCATCGCTTGCCCGAAGTTCATCGGCTGCGTGCCGAACAGGTCAAGCTGCGCGCCTGGAGTCCCCCCGAGCAGTGGTTCGCCCGGCAACCACTGCGACGTAGGCAACCACTCAGAGCTCGGCGGGCGTGGGATAGACTCTTTGTTACCCTTGGCGAACTCGGAGTAATACAGCGGGTCGTTCAGCAGGTCGCGCGTCGCAGCGATCTGATCCGGCGTGCCGACCTCGCCGTCGGTGGTACCGAGGAGCGGGGGAGGTACGTACCCCGGCATCGGTATTATCGTTGACGTCCCCGCTGGTACGTACGCGCCGAAGTCCGCAGGCTTGTACGTTATGTCTCCGCGCGTTCGCGCCGGTGGCGGGGCGCCGAAGTCGAACGACATCTGCGCCTGCTGCTCTGCGTACGAGAGCCCGGATACAGTAGATGGCTCGAACTCGATGGGCGCGTTTGGGTCGGCTACTGGGGGCTTCGGAGCGGTAAGCTCGAACTCGGGGCGAGGAACTCCAGCCGCAGTCGCGGCCTCTTCCAGCGCCCTGCCTACCTCCGCCCGTTGTTGTGTCGCCCGGCGGGGGCTCGCGTACGCGCCCATACCGCCGCCGAGAAGTCCGCCGGCCAACCCGCCGAGCGCCGCCGACTGCGCAACCCCCGCGGTTATGTCCTTCCCGGTGAACGCGTTCCGTATCGCGTGCTCCGCGCCGGACTGGATCGACTCCTCCGTGCTCTCTTTAGCCAGCCCGCCGATCGCTCCACGGACAACCGTCTGCCCCATAGCCGTCTTCGGAGCTGCGTGCCCGAGCAGCCGGGCAGCAACCGCCCCTTCGAGCCCCGCCGCCCCAGTCAGTCTGGCCACCGCCGTGGTCATGGCGCCTGTGGCAAGCCCCGCTCCGATACCCGCGAACTGCCCTTGCGTGTCGGTCATCCCGGCGTCGCGCGCCGCGTTGATGACTTCCACGTCCGCCGCTCCGCCGGCCTGCAGCCCCGCTGCGCGCGCGGCACCAGTAGTGGCGTACTTCGCGGCTACCGCTGGTGCTGCGTTGCGCATAGCGAACTGCGCGCCAGCGCCGGCAGGCAGGAGAGATGGGAAATTGGATACCGCGAGGTCTTGCAAGAGCCTGGGGTCGGTAACGTACTCCGACAGCCCCGGTCCTACGCCCTGCTCAAATGCTGCCGCCCCGCGGGCTTTCGCAGCCTGCGTCGGGCCGGACTTCCACCCTTCAAGTATCTGGTTGGTCTCGGCGAAGTTCTGAGAGAACCCCGTCGCCCGGTCCAGCACCCCAAGGGTAGCGATGTTGCCGAGACCGTACGCGGACTGCCCCAACCCGACCGCGCCCTGCAGTAACTGCGTACCGAGGTCTCCGAACACCTCCCCAGTAGTACGGTTCCGCGCCGCCTCCGCGGCGGCAGCGGCCTGCGCTGCCTGGGCCGCCCTCTCTGTACGCGCCTGGGCCGCCGCAGCGGGGTTCGTCAGGATGGCGGTGTAGTCCATGAGCTAGTTCTTCTTCAGTTGTGGTGGCGCCAAGTCTACCCTATCCTGTGGATCGAACGGAGCAACCGCCGCATTGCGCCGAATCCCTACCGCGTTGCCGAGGGCGTCGGTGATAGTCGCGTACGACGGAGCGAATCGGGCAGCAATACGCTCCTCCGGAGTCTGGAGGATGTTGTCCTGAAACGTCTGCCGCTTGAGGGCGGCTTCCGCCGCAGCGGACTGCCCCTGCGGACTGACGGCTTCGAGTATCGCCTTCTGCATTGCGAGCTGCTGCGCGGCCTGCGACGCGGCGGCCCTGTCCGCGATACCGAACTGCCCCACAAGCTGCGCCCGCCCCAGTTCCGTTTGGTTCCGTGCGTCGGCAATGCCTTGTTGCGCAGCGTTAGTGCCTACGACGTCCGCGCTGCGGGCATCCGCCCCGTACAGGTTCCCGAGCAGGCCGCTCGTACTGTTCACCAACGGGGAGAGCGCGTTGACGGTAGCGAGAGACTTCGTTACGTCCCCCATCTTGTACCCGTCTCGGCTACCCCCAGCGGATACCACCCCTTGCGCGGCGTTGATCTGGTCGAGCAGCAACTGCCGCTGCCCGAGTAGCTCGGCGTCCAACGCGGGCGCGCGGGGAGCAAAAGACAGCCCGGTTGGTGCGGGTGCCGTGGCCGGCGCCGGCGCAAGGGCAGGCAACGCCGCAGGCTCCGCTATTGAGAAGCTATTGCCCGCCGCGGGTGGGGACGCCCCGAACCCAGGTGCGTCGAGGGGGGTGGCGGCGATGGTTGCCGCCGCTCGTCCCTGTACCGCCGCAGCAGATAGCGGCGGAGGCGGGGGTTGGCCAACCACCGTCGGAGTTGTAGCCGCGGGGGCGACGGTATTGAGCCCCGCCCGGTTCTTGGCCAGCCTTTTCGCCGCCTCGTCCTCGTTACCGGGGGAGTAGAACGCGCCAGCGATACGCGCCCCGAGGTCAGAGAGCTCGGGGTTTAAGGCCGATAGGTTGTACCCTGGTTGCATTTCACCACCTGCTGTTGAATACGAACTCGACAGGCGCAAACAAGCTGCGCCTACTGGCCGCCTGCGCTTCCTTCACGGCCTCCTCGAACCGCCGCTTGTGCGCGCTCGCCTTCGCAATCCCCTCGGCGTCCGTGTCGTGGTTACGCAGCGCCCGGTAGGCTCCCCACTCAACGATGTCGAGGTGGTAGTCGTCCGGAACCTCCGGCTCCACATCAAGGTCGTCGGTAGTGAGCGGCTTCAACGGCATCCTGGCTACTCGGAGGCGCAGCACCCGGCCATCAAAGGTTTCCCCGACGGTTGGGTATACCCGCAGTACACGGTTCTCCTCGTCCGCAGCGAACTTCACTGGCTCCTGCGCCGCCGCGGCAGCAAACACCGTCCCAGACGACACCGAGTTATCCACAGCCCCGGCGAGGGCGTCGTGCGTCGTCTTCCGCAAGTCGTATGCGTTACCGTCCAGCCGGGCAGAGATAACCGACAAGACAGATTTGTGCAGGGGGTACGTGTCCGTCCCACTCGCCAGCGTTATCTGGGTCACCGCGGGGGTAGTAGCGTCCCGCAGCAGCAGCGTCCCCTTGCAGAACTTCTTGTACCCCTCGTCGAGGTACCGCACCAACGTCGCGTCGGACCACAACTCGACGGAGGACGAGCCGAGCACGTCAGAAACGTCCCGAAGGACGTTCTCGCGCAACTCTTCCAACCACTCCTGCAGGAGCATGTTACCGAATCACCCGGTACGGGAACCGCGGCACTTCGCGGTAGCCCACAACCTGCCCATCTTCGTTGAACACGGGCTTGGACGCCACCGCGTTGTCGATGACCCCGAGCAGGAACTCGGGCACTTCGACCGGCTTGCCCGGCTGAATCTGGTAGCCCGTTCCCTGGACCCCGAAGAACTGCCCGCCCTGGGGGATCGCGTCGTTCTCTTCGAGGATGATTTTCACCCGCTTCGCCCGGCGCATTTCCTCCACTTGGTTGGTAGCGCCCCCCGCCGCTTCAGCGGGCTCCTCGGCAGGCGCGGCGGGAGCCGCCGGCGTCCGCTTCTTGCGCTGCAGTTTTTCAACCGGCGCCGTGGGGGCCGGAATATCGGACGGGATATCGTCGGGGGCCTGGGCGTCGTCACCCCACCCGATGTCGTTGGTTTCTTCGTTGTTCATGCCAGCTCCTTGATTGCTTGTTTGAACGCTACCTTGAACTCGTCAGCGGAGTTGTCCTCTTCCTCGTCCGAGGTCATCATTGGGAGGATCGCAGCGACTACCGTCGACACGTCCGCGGGGGTCTTGCAAACGACGGTTTTGTAGGGGTCAACCCACGGGCCGTCGCCCTTGTTCTCGGTCTCGACCTCCGGGTCACGGTACTCCAATGTGAACCCGTTAACCGCGGTCTTTATTGTCAACGTCATGGTACCCATACTCTGCGCTCCTAGTACCTGCCCCGCTACGGCGGGGCAGGAGTAGCCGACCGATTAAGCCGTAGCGGCGACTTCCGCGCGGATCAGGAACGCGTCCTGGAGGATCACCGTTGCGGACCACATCTTCCATGCGGCGGTGCCACGCTGACCGAGCGGGTCAGTGTTGGTTGGCTTCGGATTGACGACCATCACGCTCACCGAGCTACCGTTCACCGGGTCGCCCTTGAGCGGGACGATGCCATACGCGTCACGGGCCAGGAACAGCACCGGGTACACGTCGGCATTGGCGCCGGTCGTGGAGAGCATCGCGCCCGCCGCGCCGCCGGCATCCGCCCACGGAGCGAACACCGTGGAACGGACGTAGCGCACGTCGTCGACGTTGCCCAGCTCGCCGTCCAGGGGGGTAACCGACGCGTAGTGCTTCGTCGAGATGAACCCCGCCATCCCGCGAATGTCGTTGTCCAGGTCGCAGTGGTACAGAGCGATGAACGACGCCTCGATGGACTGCGTGCCATAGGCGGGCGTCGACTTGACCACATTGGTGTGCGGCATGGCGTTCTGGCGCTTGAGCGCGCGGGTGATGCGCCGCTGCAGGGCCAGGGTAAGGGGGGTATTGACCGAGGCGCGGGCCACGCCGTTGCCGTAGAACACGTTGGTACCGGCCTTCAGGACGTTGAATCGGAGCGTCTCGATGGTCTGCGCCGCCTGCTCGCCGAGGATGTCCGTGAGCTCACGGAGAACCGCCGGGAAGTCCTCGTGGACGTCCATGATGACGTCGGTGAAACCGACGAAGTCGCCGAACTGTTCGAGCTGAACCGTGTAGTCCTTGGACGCCAGCTTCTTGCCCGCGGGCGTGACGCCTTCGACCAAGGGAGTGGTAGCCAGCGGGATGCCGTAGTTGCCAGCGTTGCCCGAAGCCGAGCCCGTCGAGTTCTCCAGGAAGTACCGGCGGAACTTGGCGGTCTTCGTGTTGTTCTTCGGCAGCACGTAGGCCTGGCCAAACCGCTCGATCGTCAGGAGTGGTTGAGCCCGCTTCAGCAGGTTCGCAACCGAGAAAGCCGCTTGGCGCGGCGTGATGTCACCGTATGCAGTAGGCATGTAGTTACCTCTTCGTTATTCCGTTAAGCACTAAGGGCGTCTTTGAGGGCCGCGTAGAAGTCATTGGGGTCCGCAGCCGACTGGCTGTTACTCCGCTGACTAACCACCGCCGCCGTGGCAGCTACCGCCGCCGGCGGGGGCACCGCCTTCAAAGAAGGTTGTTGCCGTACGACTGGCGTCGCCGGCGCACTCGTGGCTTGCGGAACCGACGAGGCCGGTACTTCTGGCACTGCACCCGTCTTTCCTGTTGCCTGTTTGAACGCGCGGACGAGTTCAACTACCTCGTTCGCGGTCCCGTTCGCCAGCACCCGCTCCATCACTGGGCGGTAAAACGCCGGCTGCGATTCCACCCACTGCTTCACGTCCGGAATTACCGTGTCGTAATCAGCATGCGCGCGGTGGATGGTTGCGAAGTGAGCCTGTACCTGCGATTCGCGCAGCGTATGCACGATCGGTGCCAGCACTTTCTCAAGTTCGCGGTAAGTCTGGGCCTGCATTGCCTGCATCTCCGAGCGCCGGCGAACCGACTCCGCTTTCGCCACCTCACCCCACTCTTTGTCGTAGGATGCAAGCAGCGACTTCTCCTCGGCAGACAGGAACTGGTCGGCAGTGATCGGCACCTCCGGCGCCGGCGGTTCCGGTGCAGCGGGGGCCTTGTTCGCCTCGACCGCCGCAGCTACCGCGGCAGCGAACGCCTTCTGGTCCGCGAACGTCACCCCCTGGGGGGCCGGGTCGGCGGCAGGGGCCGGGTCAGCAGCAGCAGCAGGGGCCGGGTCAGCAGCAGCAGGGGCCGGGTCGGCGGCAGGGGCCGGGTCAGCAACAGGCGCCGGGTCAGCGGCAGGCGCCGGGTCAGCGGCAGGCGCCGGGTCAGCGGCGGGGGCCGGGTCAGCAGCAGGGGCCGGGTCAGCGGCGGGGGCCGGGTCAGCGGCGGGGGCCGCGCCGTCCAGGGAAGCAAAAGCATCCCCGAGGGCGCTGTCATAGGCTTCGTGTTCGGTTGTCATGTCTCTATGTACCTCATGTGCGGGGGTTAGTCAATGTTGAGGGGGCGCTCGTCTATGGTCCGCAGGAGCCGCTTGTACCCCCGCGCTTCCCCTTGTAGCGCCGGAAGGTCCGCCTGGGCTACCAGCAGCGCCCTTTCTTTCAACTCCTCGACGCTATGCCGCAACCACTCCCGTACCGCCCCCAGTTCTTGGGTCTGCCGGCTGTGGTACAGCTGCGGGCGGAGGTCCTTCAGCGAGTCCTTTGACGACATTCGGGTCTAGCCCCTTCTCCAGTGCGGCCATGACCGCGTTAAACACCGTGGCGTCTGCGTTGTCCAGGTTCTTCTGCGCCTGTGTGGTCGCCTTGAAAGCATCCGCCAGCTCTCCGCGAATGGTAGCACGCAACGCCTCCTCTTGTAGTGCGTCTTGTGCTTGTTGTTTATTGTCTTGCGCGGCTTTGATAGCCTCCACATCCTCGTCGGACAGCAGCAGCCGCTCCGTCGGAAGGTCCCGTACGCTGACCCGTGCCCGCACGAGTTCTTTCATGTCGATATACAACGCCTCGTCTGGGCGCAGGGTAACCGCCAGGTTGTCGAGCGCCATAGCCCGCACTTCCTTCGCGATGAGCGTCGTAGCCCCGCGCGCTACAGGCTGCAGGTCACCCTTCATGTCCGCGTCACCGTTGAACAACCGGTTCCACTCGACCAACGAGTGGATGACGGACATGGTGAACTGGTCGAAGTTGCGCACGATGTCCCGGAACGGCAGCGCGGCGTTGCCGAGAATCATGGACGCCCCGCTCGTAGTACGCATCGGCTCGCTCGGGCTGTTCTCCAGGTCCCCGCCGGTCATCGGGGACACGAAAGTCTCTTTGTCGGCGAACCCATTGAACAAGTCGATGATCTTCAGCAGCTCCAGGATGTGGCTGTTGATGTCGATGTTGCGCACAGCGGGGCCGGTACCCACCGCGTTGTTCCCTTCCCGGTACCACACCTTGAACGGCTTTACCCCAGTCATGTCCTGATCCGCGCGCAACAGGTCCGTATCGACCTCAAGCTGTGGGCCGCAGCACACCGACGCGTTATCTACGAGCATCCGCGTCGACGAGCACACGCCGAGCTGGCTGTCCCTGCAGATTGGAGGGAGGCCGGACCCCATCAAGTTGACTTCGTCCTCCTCGAACACGAACGTGTGGTACATCTGGACGCCGTCGGGGAACGGGTCTGCCGCGGCCTTGATCACCTCGTCGTCGAGCATCCACACAGTGGCCCTAATCTCGTCGGATAGCTTGCTGTCCGGGATCGTCACCCCGGCAGCGCGCAGCTCCGTTCCAGAGATGTACCCCCAGTACTCGATCACCTCGAACTTCGACCCGCTGCCGTTCACGCTGGGGCTGCCGCCGAGGGACCGTAGGTCCGCCTCATGCGCCGCCTGTTTGTAGTTCCCCTGTGGGTGCTGAGAAATGTACTCGCGAATGCGCGGGCCGATAAAGTCCTGCCGGTCCGCGAGCTTCCTCAGTTGGTGCCGTCCAAACACGTGCCGTTGGTACTGCCCGTCCATCTGCTGGAAGGACTTCGCAGACAGGTCGGGGTAGTAGTCCCAGCACAGCACGTACTCGTAGTACGGGCGCAGCACTTCTTCCTCCGCTACCGTCACCCCCGAGGGGGTAATGTCGTATACCCCCTGCATCCTGGTTACCGTCATCGGGCCTTTCAGAACCCCAGGTCCGTACAGTACCGCGGAGAAGACCACCTTGCGGACGAGCGCGACGTAGTCGAGCGACGACGACCCGCCGATGTCCATCAACTGGTCGTCAATCTCCGCCTCCATCTTTTCCGCCATGATGCTGGCGGCCTTCTTCATCGCCCGGGTGAGCTCCTTTTTGGTGATGCTCTCCCCCGGGTGCGTCTCTGCCCACACGCCGAGTATCTGCTGCACCACCTCCGCAGAGAAGGTAGGCGACTTGCTGGCGCTGAGCCCCCAGTTTTTTTCGGATGTCGGAAACAGCAGCGACATCAAGCGGGATACCATGCTCACCACTTTGACACGTGTCATCTTCGGGTACGCGACGGAGCGACCAGGGTCCAGCTTCGACAACAACTCGGGGTCGTACTTCCCGAGGTACTGCCGGAGGTTGCGCATCCACTGCTGCTCGGTCTCCTTGCGGTCTTTCTTGTACTGCTCGAACCGGCGCAGCAGGCGCTCGCCAAGCGACTTCAACGCAACGTCGTCGATCGGTAGAGGCTGATCTGCTACTGGCCCTGTTGGCTGTGCTTGCGGCATGGTGCCCCCTAGACGTACGGGTTACTGAAAATGGGTATCGTGACGCCGCTCTTTTTGCGCCGCGCTTCGCGTTGGGCTTCCCTGGAGAACCCCATACACAGGTACTGGTTTGCGTCGTGGGGGTGGGATGCCTCGTTCTTTTCCGGGGAGTCCCCTACCCTGCCCTTGGTGCTCACGGGGTACCGGTACCCAGAAGTATACCCGCCGATCAGCACCTTGCACGACGGGTCGAGCAAGTACGCCGGCCCTGCCTCCGTCAACCGAGTCAGGTACTCCTCAACGGCCCCCAACCGATCCGCGAGGGTGTTGCTGAACGCTGGCTTAACGCGTACGCCCAGCTCCGTTTCGAGCACGTTCGCCACTGACCGCTCGTCGGTCTCCGCGCGGTGTTTCGTCGCTGGGTCCGCTACGACCATCAGGCTCGCACCATCGAAGTCCCGGCGCAGCAGCGGCTTCAGTTTCTCGCGGCAGAACCGGGTGGCCCCCATGTTCGCGCTCGTGAGTTCGCGCAACACGAGTACCCTGCCGTAACTGTCCTGCTGCCCAAGTATCGCCGCGGGGGTAAGCCCCGCATCGAAGCCCATCAGCAGCGGCAGGTGCGGGTTGTAGGCGAGGGGGACCTTCGACACGTGGAGGTCCTTGTTGAACATCGAGTACACCGGCTTCCCGCGGAGCGAGTACCCCCACTTCACGTGGATGAACTGGTTTATCCAGGCCGCTGACTTCCCATCCATCAGGTTGGTGTAGTACTCCCTCCCCCCTGGCAGGTTCTCGACGTTCTCCGCGTACGGGCTCATACCATCCGGCTGCTCGAAGTACCCAAGGTTGCTGGGCTTCGTCGAGTACAGCCACTCGTACCACCAGTCGTCCTCGTTGCCAGGGTTCGACGCCCCCCACATGCCCCACCACGTCGGCCCGCCGTCCTTGGCCGAGGGGTACCGCCCGCACCGCGCGGACAACGCCTCGACAATCTCCTTCGGTATTTCCACGAACTCGTCGAGCACCGCCCCGGTGACTTCGAGGGACAGCACCCGGTGCACGTCGTCCGCGGTATCGAGCGGGCGGAACAACACCTCGGCGATTATGTCGTCGAACCGGAACACGAACTGGTTGTCCGTCACGCTCCAAGTACCCGCTTCTCCGGGCTTGAACCACGTGAAGAACGACCGGATCGTCGTGTCCTTCAGCTGCGGCAGCGTGTTACGGACGACAACCCACCTCGTACGGCGGATGCCGTCCGGCCCAGGGGTTTGTCGCGCGGCGTGGTATAGGATTTTGAACAGGAGTCCCGTCGTTTTTGACGAGCCCACAGGACCTACTATGAAGTTGTAGAACTTCTCACTGGAGATGAACCCCGCTACTGTAGGCGGCGGCTCGTAGTTGACGATGCTCATGCCGCAGGCAACGCCGCCGGGTGGTCATACGTTACACCCTGCGTCGCCGGCCCGTTGAGGACGATGTTCACAGAGAACCCTGCCCGCTGCCCGCCAGCGTCTTGCGCGGGGGAGTCGTACCCCGCCCACCGTACGGTGTCCTTGATCAGCCCCGCCTTCACCGCCGCCGGCGTCGCAGGGGAGTGGATCAGTGCCCAGCTCGTCTCAAGCATCGCCTCCGCCTGGAGGCGGGCCTTCAACTTGAATGTCACCCCGTCCTTGTCCAACTCCTTGGTCACGTCCGCCAACTGCACCGCGAACCCAGGGTCCTGCTTTATCCAGTCGAGCTCGTGCGCCTGGAGCTGGTACGCCGTACAAATTGCGTCGTCGCTCGTCCCAAGGGCGACGTCGACGACCATCGCGGACGTCCACCCCTTCTTCGCGGGGTTTTCGTACGGAGCCTGCGGGGAGAACCCGAACAGGTCGTCATCTTCGTTTGGGTGGTGGGTGGAGTTCATGGTCGCAAAAGTACCATGTGGATGCACAAAAGGAAACCCCGCCAAGAGAAAGGAGTAACTCTTAGCGGGGTAGGGCCGACACCGACTAGGGAGGAGAAGGAGCCTAAGCGGGGACCACAGTACATCGGGGGGGCACCGGTGTCAATAGGGCGGGCTACCTTTCCACAATCTTCAACCAGAACGTCCGGTCGTCAACCCGCCCGCTTGCGGTGGTTACCCGCACGGTGAAGAACTCCGTCTCTCCTACCGTCCCGCCGGACAGCACCGGGGTGATCACCCCCGCGGCTTCAGAGCTTGAGTCGCACTCCATAGACCCAGTGCCGCCGTTCGCCAGTACCTCCCCGTTCGAGGTGATAACCTCGTGTGTGGAGTACGCGTCGCTAGCGTCCGCGAGCCACTCGGAGAAGTCGATCGGGTAGTCGAGCACCGCATTCGGGTCCTTCACCCCCTTCGGTTTCGCAGGGGACTGCACATTCCAGAAAGTCACGGTCAACACCCTCCAATATAGGTCCGGTTCTCGCCGGCGACGGAGAGCCTCCGCGTCTCCGAGGCTACCACAAACCCGCGCAGTTCAGGGGAGACTACGTACAGCCTGCACGCAGACTGCCCCACAAACACCGCGAACACGCGGTACGTCCCTAGCGGGAAAACAGCTATCGCACCGGCGCCAAACACTAGGTCCGCCCTTCGGGGTGCGCCCGCCCACATGGCAGCGGAATTGCGTCGCCAGCCCAGGAGCGCCAATGCGCGCCCCAGGTTACGGCGGGGTCGGCCCAGAGCGCGGACATCAGTTACGCGACCTCTTCAACCGCCGTCGCGTCAAGCGCGTCCTGGCGCAGCGCGGCTCGCATATACAGGCTGTAGAGGACGGCGTAAGCCACCCCATCCGTAAGCACTTGCCCCGAGAGTTGCCCTGTAGATGGGTCGTAGATCGGTAGCGGGGCGTCAGGATCGGAGAACGTCTCTTGCAAGCAGCGCGTTTGCCGGCCAAACGATTCTCCACTATCCGTCACAGTGCGGCGCTCTTCGTCAAACCGAATGGACGGGACTTGCCAGTAACCGTTGTTGCACTCGATGTGGTTACATCTGAGCCAACTATTCGCTGTGCCGGTTTCTGGCTTGTAGTTTTCAGGCATGATCAGTCCTCAGTTGAATACGTTGAAATTGACCCGTGTTTCGGCGGTCGCGGCGGCGTTTGCGTGCAGTGTGAATGACCCGGCTGCAGCGACTGCGGCCACAGATTTCATCGTCGCATCGGCCGTGGCGACTGTCGCGATAATGATGCTGCTCGTAGTGACCCGGCTATTTGTGACGACCAGAGAAGATGCGCCTGCTGCGAAATTGACTGAGCCGAGCGTGTTATTGATCGTCCTCGCGCCGGTCGTGCCGCCAGCGGTGATGGTTTTGTCGAGTCGGATGTCGCCGGCAAATACAAGAGTTGACGCAGTCGACGATAATGTAGGGATTCCTGCGCTAGAGGTAATAACGCTCAAGTATTTAGTGGCGTCGTACCCGACCCTCAGTTGTTCTGTGGTCGATATAATGCGTACTTTTGCGGCAGAAGAGTCGCCACCCCCGACGTTCAAGCTGCCTCCATTTTGTCCGACATTGACGTTATCGCTCGCCAGCAAATCAATGCGAACTCGCAACGCACCAGTATTATCTGTTGACAATAGCTGCCATTTTGCGGGCACGATGCCTGTCGACACGGACCCGTCTACCAAGCACCTAAACTGCCCACCTCTTGCGAGTGCACTTCCATCATACCCCCACACATCAAACCATCCGAGAGTAAATCCGTTTGCAACCGCCAGCGGGGATAGCAACGTTCCTGAAAACCTATTCCACTGGAACATCGGCCCTTGCCAGCCTGCAGTGCTATACCCGGAAACAGAAACCCTGGGGTATGTCCCCTCTTCTGTAATAAATACCGACCCGCCTGCCGTGATTGGCCCGGTGAATGTCGGGGATGCCGTTGGCGCTTTGAGGTTCAGCGCAGTTTGCTGTGCTGTCGAAACGGGTTTGTTCACGTCGCGGGTGTTGTCGACGTTGCCGAGGACAAGCGTCGTCCTGGCCGTAGCCGCGTCTGCATCATCAACGAGTGTGGCGCCCCACGCGGAAATTCCGTGTGCTGTCGCTACCGCGTTGTGCGTCGAAACCGCGCCGACTGCCTCAAAATCGCCAGTCGCAGCAGCGGCAGCGGTTCCGAGCGTCGGCCTCCCTGAAAGTGACGCATAGGCGATCTGCGCCACATCGCCACCGCTGTGGTCGTGCGCGTCGCCGCCGGTCACGCCTTTGGCGATTGGTGCGTACAGCAGGTCCGCTGCGCCTTGCGATAGCCCGGACTCGGGCAGGTTGAGCAAGGCCGAGGCATCCAGCGCCGGGAGAGCCCCGCCCGCTTGTACCTGCACGAGGTCACCGACCGCGGTGCCGGCGTCGAGGAAAGCGGCGGTCCCGAGGTCCGCCTCAAGCGGATAGACGTTGTGCGGGTCAAGGGCCGCGGCGTGCGCGGCAACCAACCCTGCCGCAGTGCCCGCCTCGTCTGCGTTTGCCTGCGCGGCAGTCACCCCGTGAGGGTTGGCTACGTCGGCGGTGTGGGCGAGCAAAGAGTCGTTGAGCGCCCTGTAGTCCTCCGCCGTAATCGCACACACCACCTCGGATACCCCTGTGAGTGTAATGCGCGCGGGGGCTACGTCTGTGAACACGCCTGCCACCAAAGTGGAGGCCACTGTCGTTCGCTCCAGGACGCCGCCGGCTTGGACTGTCCCAATCCCCCACTCCCAGTTTTGGCCGTTGCGAATGGCGTAGGGAACTTGGTCCCCCACGGAGAACGCCTGTGGGAACGGCACGTACCCAGACACCGCGGCGAGGGTGACGTCCCCAGTTCCAGTGGTCAGCGTCGTGGCTTTTACACCGTTGGCGTACTTCATGTGCGGCCCTTTGTGGTGGTACTTCCCGATGATTATGCCCCCGGGGGTTGGGCGGTGCAAGGGGTTAGTAAAATAACACTACTTTGAAAATGGGTATTAAAAATTTTCGGACAAGATATGTGGGGGACGGGTAAGACTATACCCCCGGGCCGCCCCTCCCCCCAGCCCCCCTCGCTGCCGGAAAAAGAATGCTTATGTCATATAACGTGCCGGCCAGGGGGCGGGGTAGGTGGGTAGGCGGGCGGTTTGGTAGCTACCAAGTGGAGGGGTATGGTAAAGTCCGTCTCGCAGTATCCCTTGTTACTTAACTTGTTATAGGAGAATCACCATGGCAGCTCGCACCAATAACACCACCGTCCTCGCGAACATCAAGGCCCTTGAATTGAATGCCGTTCAAGCAGTTCAGTCCATAGAAGTCGGCTATGCCGACGCCAGCAAGGCTATCCTTGCCTTCACCATCGGCTGCAGGGGCCAGACCCCAGCAATCTTTGAAGCAGGTCTGGCCAGAATCAGCGACGCCGCACCGGGCATTGCTTGCATCACAATCCGGGCATACTGCTCCAACGCGCGGCGCATCTTCGCTGCAACTGCGGAGCAGTATGCCGCGGCCAGCAAGACCGCGGGCACCGATAGCATCAAGGCGTTGAGCACGGCATGCCCTGCGCTGGCGAAGAAGAAATCGACGTCCGCCGTCAAGCGCGAGAGCGCGAACAAGATCGAAGCGGAGCAGAAGAAGGTCGCTGCCGCTACCGCGGCCAAGTCCGGCAACGTGTCGACAGCGACGCCCGAGAGTGATCCCCTTCTTGCTTTGGCCAATGACCTCGTTCGCGTCAGAAAGATGGCCACTGGCAAACCTAAAGCGCGCATCATATTGGCGGCGTTGGGAGAAGTAGAGGACATGCTCGAAACCATCAAGGAGCTGCTTGCCGCGTAACATCGGCAAGCAGCTCCCGAAAGCCGGCTAATACGTTAGCCGGCTTTTTTGCGTCTGCCGTTCGTGTACGCCAAGTAGCACTAGTGGCATGTACGCCAGCTAGCACTAGTGGCATGTACGCCAGCTAGCACTAGTGGCATGTACGCCAACTAGCACTAGTGGCATGTACGCCAGCTAGCACTAGTGGCATGTACGCCAGCTAGCACTAGTGGCATGTACGCCAGGTAGCACTGGTGACCCGTACGCCAGGTAGCACTAGTGGCGTGTACGCCAGGTACCACTGGTGGCATGTACGCCAGGTAGCACTGGTGACCCGTACGCCAGGTAGCACTAGTGGCATGTACGCCAGGTACCACTGGTGGCATGTACGCCACAAAAACGCGTTCCATCGGATTGGCAGCTACCAATGAGAGAAAACTAACGCGCTTTGCCGCTTAAAAAATAGGCGATAACGGTTTGGTAGCTACCAATGTAACGATACTAACGCTTATCGCTTATTTTTTAAGCGGCAAATCGTGCAACGAAAGCATAACTTGTGTGTAACGTTTACCAAGTTGAGTTCGGTGCCGCCGTGCGCAGTGTTAGTTTTGTTACAATCTGCACTACTTGTGCGCGAAAGTACGTATAGAAGCGATACAATCGTACTCAAAACGCATATGTATCGCTTCTATACGTAATTGCAAGTCATTGATTACAAGGGGAAAATACCGGATATGACAACTTTGCCTAGCGTTTGCCTAGTTTGCCACGGGGGTAGGCTGGGCGTAAGTGCCTGTTATATATAGTGTTTACCTAAGACACTATAATATATAGGCAACTAGGCAGACTAGGCACCTGTTTTAGAGCTATACGCGCGACCCTTCCCAAAGATGGGAGAGAAAATTAACAGTTACTTTTTATACATGTAGTTGTTACTTCCCGCACATGGCGCCCCGACACACTCCGTGTAACGTTACTAACTGTTAATTTTCTCTCCCATACTTTTCTATTTCTCCGTACACTATAGGGCTGTGAAAAAACCCGCCTATTCTGCCTATTCTGCCTATTCGCTTGTGAATCAAGCACTTACCCTGCCTATTTATGCGTCTAAACTAGGCAGTTTTTCGCCGCTTGCCTAGTTTAAGCCCAACTTGGTAAACGTTACACACTACTACCTACTTTCGTTGCACGTTTCGAGGTTAGTATATTGACATTGCATGTTACTTTTAGTACAATAGGGTTTCTTGAGTAAGACCGCCAGCAATCCTGCTGTCGGATTGGTAGTTACCAAACGAGGAGTAACAGAATGAACACTTGTACAGAATCTATCTTCGCCAGTATCGCCAGGAAGCTCAACGACCGCGGCATCACTCTCCACCGAAACGGTGAAGTGGAGCACTCCGACGGCACCGTTACCTACGACACAGACGCCGCCCTTATCTACCACGACGGCGGCGAGAAGTACGTGGTGGTAAAAACAGTACACGGCTACGAGGTGTGGAACGGCAACTCCAGCGTAGCGTGGGGAGTGGACGAGTACGACGTCGACGTCCTCGTGGACGACATCTATCGCGCCGTCGTCGGCACGTCCATCTACACCCTGGCTGACTGGCAGCAGGAAGTCGCTGCGGGTAACACCGAGCGTGGCTACCGCGATTGGGTCGAAGCCAAGATCGGTGAGGCCGAGTTCGACCGATTGGTAGCTACCAAATAGCAAGCCGCACTTACTGCGCCTTCCACCGAGGGCGCAGTAGGGGTACTCTTGCCCATACTTGTTATAGGAGGATCGTCGTGAAAATCATCAACCTCACAGGCACCAAGACCACGCCGGAGCAGGCCGCGCTCGGGGTCACCGACCTGCCGACCATCAAGGCGAACTTCGTCCAGTGCATGCTCAGCCCGATCGAGCCGCCGCACCCCGGTGAAATCGGCTCCCGCGCCCGCGGCATCGCCGCGGTCATGCTCAGCTACGACAAGGCCACCACTGGCGCCTTGATCGGCGGCCAGCCGGCGTACATCAACGCCCGCTTGGAAGACGCCCTTGTGGTAGCCGGCTACCACACGTTCTACATGTTCAACGAAACCTCTCTCCTGGAGATTTAGCCATGAACGCCCAACACGAGCTCCAGTGGCGCGCTGCGCCGACCGCTGCCTACGACGCGCGGTACGCCGCGCTGCTCGCCAAGATCAAGGCTGGCGTAGCCGACCGCTACACGATGGGCCGCGTGCGCAAGTGCGCAGCGGACTGTGCCCGTGCCTCGGGGACCAAAGCGGTACGGTTCTTCGACTCCGCGGCAGAGTCGGTCGCTCGTGCGACCATCTTCGGATAGGGGGCGACATGAAAACGGTAACTGTCCATTTACTCGTCGACTCGGACGACGACACCGCTATCCGCGGGTTGGTGTACTACATGCTCACCCCGACCATGCTGGACCCTGTGGACGATGAAGGGGTGCGCTGCGTCGACTACCACGTCGAGGAACCAATACCCGCAGCGACATACGTCGAGCAGGCATTCCGTGACGACGAGTACGAAGAGGGGCTGTTTATGCCCGCGACGACGGACTAATTGGTAACTACCAAAAAAAGGAGCGACACTATGAACACCACGACAACGAGCACCACCGAAATCCCGCCCGCCGGCGAAGGCCGTGTCGTAATCCACCTGGGCGACAGCACCGAAATCTCCGCCCTCAAGGGAAAGACGTCACCTGCGGAGGTACGCCACGCGGTGGGCTACCTGAGCCTGTGGAATATGAGTTACCCCGAGTGCCGCCTGATGTACAACGCCAAGGAGGGCGAGATTGTCGCCACCTACTGGCGAGGCGGCGTGCGAGGGTTTGTCATCGTCGCAGTGTGGTCCCAGAGCAACAACGCCTTCTCTTTCCACTCGTAGGGACCGAGTACTGCGCCTTCCCCGAGGGCGTAGTGCAGGCAATCCTGCCTGATTCAACTTGTTAGAGGAGTAACGTATGAAGTTCATAGCGGAGGTTTACTGTGACCCCGACGCGGTTGGCCGTATCGACGCCCGCACGTCCGCGATTCGTGCCGTTGGCATCAGCATCATTGGTAGCTACCAAAAAGGGGACTGACATGCTCACTACGATCTACAACCGGCTCACAGCGCCGTTCCGTGTGGTGAAGGCAGCGCGGCTTGCGGCCAACAAAGCGGAGGGTTACCGGTACGCCAAGCGCCTCTTGGCGACCGGCGCTGCGGGCGCCGAGGAGCACCTCGTGAACGTCACGCTCTCACGCGATGACGGGTACGACACCGGCGTCCTGTTGGCGTTGCACGAGCACTACACCGGCGAGTAACGCCGCCTACCAAACTTGTTATAGGAGAAGCACCATGAGCACTCGCCCACGTTACAACTACGAAGGGCTCCTTCGCCACCTCGCCGGCGGCAGGAACAAGGACGACCGACCGACCGACAAGGCGTCCCTGCGCGTCAAGCGCCAACGGGGCGGTAACCCCACGGTGTACATGTACCACACGCCGATCGCCGAGTTCCACCCGACCGGCGCGATCACGGTGCGGGCCGGCGGGTACGACGCCAGTACCACTACCCGCGCAAACATCGGCGAGGTTGTCGGGGTGACGTTGTTCTCCCCCCGCCCAAAGCCCGGGGTTCCCCGCGACACGCGCATCTACGTCGCCGGTATGCCCAACGGCGTGCCGTTCAAAGACGGTTGCATCGTTGTCCGCGGATCGTGCGAGTGGCACCCCGACATGCCCGCCAAGGGGGTAACCGACATCCGCAACATGACCGAGGAGGTCGAGGAGGTCATCCCGGAGGCGCGCAAGAAGTACCACGCCGCGCTGCGGGCGTTCAGGAAACAGGCCCGCCCGTTTCTGTCGTTCATCGACCGGGGGAGTGTCGAGAACCGCGCCCCTGAGTGGGGCTCCCGGGTCCGTTGGTTCGCGGGCCTTTTGTCGGAGCCGGTGCCGGACGAGGACATCGTCGGTGTTGTTCACCTCCTCGTAGCGACTGGTGGCTACCAGTCATGGAAGTGGAGTAACCCCACCGGGGGGATTGGGCGGGACGCCGCGCTGCACCTGTTCAACGCCGGGATCAAGGCCATCGCTGGCCCGTCCTCGTGGGCAGTGCTGCGCGCAATGGGCGGTATCCGCACGGTGACGAGACTGTGCCGGGAGGTGTGATGGACCACCCCGGCGAGACTTTGCATGGGTGGAGCCTTGGGTATACGCAGGAGGGCGGCTGCCCGTACGCGAAGCTCGAAACGGAACTCGGGCGGTTCACCGCTGTGTGGTATGACGGCGTTGAAAACGCAGCGAGCGTGGTGTTCAACGCGTACTACCGGTCCTCGATTTCCAACACGCCCCACACCGCCCCAGCGAAGCAGGTAGGGTGGTTCCCCGTGGACGAGATAGTAGGCCAGTGCCTGCTTTTTGATACAACGTGTTAATGGAGGTTATATGGTGGATCGTGTACGCGTACCGCTGTCGTCGCTGACCGGGAGGATGGGCCTCAGGTCGGGCAAGCCGATAATTCTGTCTGAACTGGTAGTTGGCGAAGCGGGGTTGAACGGGGGTTTCAGGCAGGTGCGGATAACCGGGATCAACTCGAAAGGGAGGGCCACTGTCGGCGCGTGGTTCGACCTTCCCGCGCTCGACATGGTCGACCTGCTCGTCGCCGTAGTGCAGGTGGCAGTGGATGTCGACCCGAAGTTGAAAGGCGATCTGCTGCCCGCCATCACCCGCATCGCGGCGTTGATAGAATCATAGCATATTGACAGAAGTACTAAGTAGTAGTACAATGTAGGTTCTACGTCGGGGTTCCAGCGTAGTTATCAGTTTGGTAGCTACCAAATCACAACTTGTTAAAGGAGTCACACATGAAGATATCTCAAGCAATGCGGGCAATCCGGTTGTCCCACACCTCCCGCCGTCCGGTGTTCCTTTGGGGTCAGCCCGGCGCGGGCAAGTCGGACGTCGTTTTCCAGGCGGCGGAGCAGTGCTCCCAGGGCGGCGGCGTGGTGCAGTACCACGAGCTGCGCGACGTTGAGTTCGACCCGGCCACGGCGTTCGGCCTGCACGACGTCCGTCTCTCGCAGTGCGAGCCGGTCGACATCCGTGGGCTGCCGGTCCCGGACCTCTCGAACAACACCACGAAGTGGCTGCCGCCCGACTGGCTGCCGCACACCAGCCGCGACGACATCCCGGAACAGGGCATTCTGTTCTTGGACGAGGCCAATTCGGCCCCGCCGTCGGTGCAAGCCGCGGCGTACCAACTGGTTCTCGACCGTCGCATTGGCGACTACTCGTTGAAGCCCGGCTGGTCCATCGTGCTGGCCGGTAACCGGCTGACCGACGGCGGCGTTACCTTCAAGATGCCGAAGCCGTTGGCGAACCGCATGATCCACCTCGAAGTCGAGGTGGATGTCGAGGAGTGGACGTCGTGGGCGATCGACCACGAGCTGCCGCTGTCGATGATCGCTTTCGTCCGGCTGCGTCCGGACCTGCTGAACACGTTCGAGGACCATGTGAAGAAGAAACTCGAAGGCGAGGCGTTCGCAACCCCCCGCACGTGGCACATCGCCGCGGGTATCGTCGACCTGAATCCGTCTCTCGACATCCTGATCGAGATGCTCAACGGAACCGTGGGCAAGGGGCCTGCGGCGGAGTACTTCGGGTTCATGCAAGTCTGGCAGAAAATGCCGAACATCGACGGCATCCTTCTCGACCCCAAAGGGTCGCCGGTGCCGAAGGACGCCGCGACGATGTACGCCGTAGCTACGGCGCTGGCCAACCGGGCGACGCCGGACAACATGGATGCAGTGTGCGCATACCTTGAGCGGGTGCAGCCCGAGTTCTCGGTGCTGACCATGAAGGACACGCAGCGCCGCAACCCGAAGTGCATGACGACCAAAGCGTTCGTCCGGTGGGCCAACGCCAACGCCGTGCTGCTGGGCTAACTAGGAGGGCAACGATGTCAAAGCCGATACACCCGAAGGCGCTGCAAACTAGCCTTCAACTGTACGACGCGCACGCCAAGCAGCTGGCGTTTATCGAACAGCTGCGCAAGGGAGTAGAACAGCGCATGCGCGTCGTCGGGGAGTGCATCCGGGCGAACTACACAGGAGACAAGGGGGCGTTTGCTACCCTGCTCCGCGCCGTAGCCAAGGACGAGGCAGTCAACGTATACCGGGCGCACGAGGACGTGCTCTCGTGGCCCACCAAGGCCGTAATAACCAACGCAAGGAGCTGGGTTGATGAAGAAGAAAGAGCCGGTCGTTTGTCCGCAGTGCAAGAAGCCGCTTCCCCCGACGAAGTTCGGGAAGTTCCCGCCCCACAAGGGGGAGCAGCCAGGAAGAACGTGCCCGATGGCGGGTGAGCGAGTGTAGTACCTACGGTGGCTACCAATTGGTAGCTACCAAAACTTGTTAGAGGAGAATGTCATGGCAACACCAAGCAAGCTCGACAAAGCAAAGACGAAGCTCGTTATCAGCGAGCCGTTCTACGCGACGATCGTACTCAGCATGCACACGGTACTGGTGAACAACTCTGCCCCGATGTTCCACGGGAACGAAGTCAAGACCCTGGCTACTGACGGAACGAGCCTCGTGGTCAACACGGACTTCTTCGAGTCCCTCCCCCTGTCCCGTGGGGTCACTGCACTCAAGCACGAGGCGCTGCACGTGGCCCTCATGCACCCGTTCCGGCGGGGCGCACGGCAGGCAATGAGGTGGAACCGCGCCGCGGACTACGTCATCAACCACAAGCTGAAGCAGGAGGGCGGCGACCTCGGAGAGGGGTGGCTACTGGACCCCGCGTTTGGCGACGACGCGTACACCGAGGACGTGTACAACAAGCTGCCCGAGGAGCAGGACAAGGACGACGGCGAGGGCGGCGAGGGCGGCGAGGGCGGCGAGGGCGGCACCCCATCCCCTGGTGACAACCTCGGGGACGACGTGCTCGATGCTCCGGACAAGTCGGACGCTGCCGAGGCCAAGGCACGGGCGACTGTGGCCCAGGCAGTGGCCGTAGCGAAGGCTATGGGCAAGCTGCCGGCGGGGCTCCGTGAAATGCTCGACGACGTGCTCGCACCGAAGGCACCGTGGGGGGAGATTCTCGCCCGGTTCATGACCGAGGTGAACAAGTCGGACTTCAGTTTCGCTCGTCCGAACCGGCGCATGGTGTCGCAGGGGTACTACCTGCCGTCCCGCTACGGCCACGACGCGATGCGCGACATCGCTGTGGTTATCGACACCTCGGGGTCTATGGGCGACGAGGAGCTGATGCAGGCGTTCGGTGAGGTGTGCGGGGCGGTGGAGAGCTGCTGCCCAGGCAAGGTCACGGTCGTGTACTGCGATGCCAGTGTCAACCACGTCGACTCTTTCGAGGACACCCCAACGGCGGACGACGTAAAGGCGTCAGCCAAGCGTGTCGGCGGTGGCGGTACGGACATGACCAAAGCCCTCGACTGGATCGACGAGCACTTGTCGAACCCGGCGTGCTGCGTGGTACTGACCGACGGGTACACCCCGTTCGGTGACGAGCGTGCGTACCCCACCTTGTGGGCCATCAACAACGACACGGCAGCCCCGTGGGGAGAGACGGTCTGTGTCGCGTAGAGAGCCGGCGATGCCTGACGGGTGGGAGAAGCTGTCGTACCGCCTGGAGCCGTGTCCTGCGCCGTTGCTTGCGAGCTTGCAACTGGAGGGTGTACCGATGGACATGCCTGACGGGTGGAAGAGAGCGTTGTACTTCCGTGTAGGGTGGAGGAAGGGCGGGTACTGGATAACTGGCACTCCGGGGATGTACATGTGGTTCAAGGAAACCGAACGAGGGGAACACGGCGGGTTCCCCGACCCCGTGTCCTGCGCCGTCGCTTGCGAGCTTGCTACCGGAGGGTGTACCGATGGACATGCCTGACGGGTGGGTTGCCCGCCAGTTTGACACGTACTCGAAGTGGCACTTTCACGTGACAAAAGGCTACCGCGGGTGGTTCTGGTACAGCGGGAGGGGCGGGGAACTGGGGGCACTTAACTTCGACGACCCCGTTGCGTGCATGGTGGCGTGCGAACTGGAGAACGGAGGGTGTACCGATGGACATAACTAACCCGTGGCGCAAGACAGCGCGCCACCTGTGGGTGCGGGGGGACTACCTTATTTGGGGCGACGACAGGACCACTGAGTACTACTGGGGGGTGTCCATCCGAAACATGGCGCTCGACATTGGCCCTCTGCGAGAGGGGCCGTTCCCTGACTTCCTGTCTTGCGCCGTTGCCTGCGAGCTTGCTACTGGAGGGTGTACCTATGAACAACCCCGGGTATAGGTCGCATGGGGTGACCGACGAAGATGAGGACAAGCTGCGCGCGATGGGGTGGGTTTGGTCGAGCAGCATGCTCCGGTTCAGGAACCCAGCCTACAAGAACGTGTACCCGGTCGTCTCAAACCGGCAAGTGCTATGGGCATCGGGGCCGTGGGCGGGTGGTTCGATACAGCCGGTACCGTTGTACCTGACTGCCCTCGCTGCCGCAGTAGCGCAGGTTATAGGAGAGTGACATGAGCAATTTGTACAAGAACTTGAGGGTGGAGAACGGGAATATCTCGGTTGAAACCTGCCGTGTAACACAGATGCACACCGTGGTATCGGCCCTCGCTGCCGAGGGGGAGATAACCCACGAGGAGTACCTAGAGCTACTCCGCACCACAGAGAACAAGGTCCTCGACACGGGGGACACATTTAATATCATCCGGAACACAGAGGAGAGTGACATGAGCACCAAAGTAGCGCGCGCAATGGAGTCGATTACCAAGCAGTACGCTCCGGACGAGGATACCGCCTGGGCGTGGATGCGGAAAGCGAACGACGCTGGGTGGACGTGGGGAACGCACGGGCACAAGGTACCAGGGGCGCAGGCCCCCACGTCTATCGTCGGGTTCTCAAACGGGGACGGGGTGTACGTGGGCATCACCCTCTTCGCCGGCAAGATTTGGTGGTCGTGGTTCACCGGCGAAGAGTGGGGGCCGAGGGGAAGGGACCTGTGCCTGTCCGGACACCGAGCTCGCCACGAGACGCCGATCGCCGCGATAGCGGAGTACGAGTTGTCAGAGTCGAGGGGTGTACTCCGTGCCAACTCGTGACGTGCCGCCCGGGTGGAAACGCATACCGCCCCTAGACGGGCCGGAGTACTACGCTAAGGGGGAATACATCGTAGAGCGGCTGCAAGTTGAGGGCCTATCGCCGGAGTGGTACTGGTCGACGAAGGCGGAGTTCTACGCTACCCCGTACCCCGACCCGGTAACCTGCACAGTAGCGTGTGAACTATTTAACGGAGGGTGTGATGCACAAGAACATAGCTTGTAACACGCAGTGCGACAAGGAGCTGCAACGTATGCCTGGGAAGTGGAGTTGTTACATGACGGGCGGGCGGTACGTGTTCCGGCTGGTGTTGAAGAAGCACGAGCAGTTCCTCACCATCCAGTTCCGCAGTACGAAACCGGTAGGGTGGGTGGTGTACCGCAAGGACATACTGAGCCGGATACTGCCCTACGGAATCCGCGCGGCGCGGGCCAAGAAGATCGACCCGAACTCGTACCCGTCCCCGTCGGCAGCCGCGGTTGCCCTGGCTTTGGCGGGGCTTCTTCCCGAGGAGAAGTGACGTGGCCCTGTACGGTAACATGCCTGACGGGTGGAAGGTGCTGAACGTGTCACTCGGAGGGGAGCCCTCGTGGGTTAAGACGTTTGAAGTGGTTGTCGAGGGCACCCCGACCAAGCTGCGCCGGCGGGTAATCGTCGCGATGAACCCGTTCTCGGATAAGTGGTTCTGGCAGACTACCGGGACCCCGAGAGACGAGGGGGTGGGGGACGAGCAGCAGTATGACGACCCCGTAGTGTGCGCCGTGGTGTGTGAGATGCAGCTCGGCGGGCAGAGTACGTACAAACCGAAGGAAAGGAAGCCGATATGGGACTCAGAGCTTGGTTGTTGGGCGTAGTTTTGGTAGCTACCAATCACGGGGTAGCGAGTACGCTGGTGCGGCTGGACAAACAGGACCAGCACATGTCCAGGGTAGTCGTCATCAGTACCGACGCAGGGGCTAGCTACAAGCCTGTGTGGGCGGGCGTAAAAGAGGGCGTCATAGACCACCCCGGTGCGCAGTACAACTTCTTCTGCGCGCAGGTTACCCGCCCTAGCAGGTACAAGGAAGTCGGGGTGTTCACGGTGGTGCCGGCTAGCCCTCGGATTACCGCGATGCTGTCCAGGGTGCACGACCTGGGGCAGGTTAACGCGGACGCCGCTGCTGGTATGCAACTGGCGGTGTGGGAATTGGAAGAGGACGACGAGGTGGACCTGTTCGGGGGTAACTTCCGTGCCCGACCGACGATAGTGGTCAAGTGGTGGGCGGACATGTTCCTGCGGGAGGCCGAGAAGCCCGCCTTGTCAGGGAGCGAGGTGTATGTGGTCGCGCACCCGACGTACCAGAGCATGGTGGTGATGAACTACGTACCGGCGGTGCCACCAATACCCGGGGGCGCACCCAACGGTGCGCCTGGGCTGTCCTACCTACCGTGGGGCGGGAGGGCGAACGAGGTGCCCGTAGGGGGCACGCTGTACCTTGTCGCGGCGGGGCTGGCCGCTATGTGGGGGGTGCTATGCCGACGGTAGACGGGGTAGACCTGCCCCCTGGGTGGGACGTGCTCCGGTTTGGGAGCCGGGTAGGGTGCATGTCGGACTGGTTCGCGGCGGAGCCAGTGGTAGGCGGGTACGTACTGATCCCAGTTCGGAAGGGGATCATACACCGGCGCGAGTGTGACGGCCTCGTGTACCCCACAATTATGGCCGCGATCATGGCGGCAGAACTGCAGAAAGGAGACGCTAGTGAATAAGGAGTTGTACAACGTGTACATGGAGCGGAGGAAGGCTGGGTACTCCTCGAAGGAGGCAGTACCCTCAGCGCGGTACCGGCTGACCGAGCGGGCGAAGGTAGCCCTGCGCGGGTGGGACTTCGACGCGGAGTTGGTGCTTAGCAGAACCCGGGAGAGCCTAGCCTGGGCGAGCGCGAACAACCACTACGGGTACACCGTCGCCGTGTTCAGCGCGCTGGACTACGACAGTGCGCAGCTCGAAGGGGTTTGTAGTACGACGCGTAAGGGCTACGCCCGCCTGGACGTACAGCCCGGGCAGCGGGTTGTGTCCCACGAGGATGGCAAGTACGTTCTCGGTGACGTGGTCGTCCAGCTGGAGGACCACGGGCCGGGCACTGCGTACTACCGCAAGAAGGGCATGGCCAAACAACCGGCAATCGAGCGGTGCGTAGAGGACCAGCTACGCACGCTGGACTGGGTAGAGAAGTACCGTAACGGGGACGTCTACTACGTCGGCCTGGAGGTGCGCATCTACGAGGCCGGGGCCGATACGACGGGCGACGACTACCTCGCAGAAGAGTCGTTGTGGGGAGTAGAAGCAACGCCCGAGCGCGTGGGCGAGGCACTAAACGAGCTGTTCGACGAAGCACTGAATAGCTTGACTAGCTAAAGTAGTAGGTATATAATAGCACTTCAACTTGTTAAAGGAGAAAGTAATGAAAAACATACACTCATCGGCGATGCTCGCCAACCTTCGCATCTCACAGTGGACCGCGAGGAAGATCGACAAGCGCGTAGCGGACGAGGTGGCCGTGGCGCACAAGGTGAAGTCCACCGTCGGCGCGTACTACAAGTCGGTGCTGCCGACCACCGACGCCAACGGGGAAAAGACCGCGATCGAGAAACTCAAGTCGCTGGTCGGGTTGATCCGCACGTACCACTACCGCATGACGCTGCCGTGGCTGGACAACGGGGCAAGGGTTCTGTCCTCGCTCGCGTACATGGAGTACATGCAGCAGATGCAGGTGTTCCGTTTGCAGTTCGAGGACGTGGTAACGTCCTTCGTGTACGACTACCCCTACGAGCGGGAAGAAGCGAAGCTGCGGTTGGGCACCCTGTTCAACGAGGACGACTACCCGCCGGTGGACCGGGTTGCCAACAGGTTCGCGTTCGCGCTGGACATTCTCCCGATACCAACGGGGGCGGACTTCCGGTGTGACATCGGCGAGGAAGAGGCGGAGTTGGTGCGCAAGGAGATTGAAACCAGTACCCTCGCCACCGTGCAGGCGTCGATAGCGGACGTGTACAAGCGGGTGGCCGCCGTCGTCGGGGCCTTCGACGAGAAGTTGAAGTTCGAGGACACACGGTTCGAGAAGTCGTTGATCACGAACGCCGAAGCGTTGGCGGACTTGCTGCCGAAGCTCAACTTCACGGGGGACCCGCTGCTCGCCAGTATCGGCGAGGACCTGAAAGCGAAGCTGTGCGCGCACACCGCGGACGAGCTGCGCAACGACATGACTGCACGCCGCAAGACACACGCGGCTGCGTTGGACATCAACAAGGACTTGGCTGCCTTTTTTGGTAGCTACCAATCGGGGAACGGATCATGAGCGCACCATACGACGGCGACACGGCAACCGAAATACGGGACCGCGTGCGCCGGGTTGAAATGAAGCTGACCAACTTCATCAAGGCCCTCGGGTTCGCTCCCTCCGAGCGGGCGAACGTGGTTGTAGAGCACAACGTGGGGGTTACTGCGGAGGGGGCGCTGGTAGCCAGCAGTGCGGCGGTGCCGATCGGTAACCTGTTCCTCGCCGCGCAAGTGCACAACCTGCGAGGTAGCGTGCCGGTGTACGTCGGTGACCGGCACTTCGGCTACATGATGACGACGCGGGAGTGACCCCGCGTACTTTTAGGAGATTAGAGCACGAGAGAAGAGAAGGCACCGCCGTCCCTCGACGGGGATCGGTACTTCGGCCTCCCTAAAGCGGAGAACTCGTACGGTAACTACGCGTCGTTGTACTCCGTACTGTCCAGGGCGTACCAGCAAGCGTCCAATGGCAAGGGCAACGAGCGGCACGGGCAGGCGCTGCCTTTCGAGCGCCAACCGATGCAGTCCATCAGTGGGCTGCTCGGTACGCACGGAGGGCTGCTGTACCAAGCAGTGAAGAAGGTTCAGGAGAGCCAGCGCCTGCCGCACGACGCGGCGGTGTTCGAGCTCCTCGGGGCTATCAACTACCTCGCAGGCGCAGTGATATATCTGGAGCAGAACAAGGGCGAGTAGCCTACCCCCGCCGGACCGCGCGACCCGGCGGGAAACAAGCGCGAACACAAGGAGCAACAACATGGATAGCAACGAGCAAAGCGGTACCCAACCAGACCTGTTTGACGCGGGTACGGGGGAGGCACAAGTGGTAGGCGCGGACGGAATCGAGGACGGGCAGACGATCCAGGTGATCGACGGCCCGCAGTCCGAAGCAGACCGCGAGAACGCGATCGCCACGTCGATGGCGGACGCGAAGAAGTTGATCGACGAGTCCGGGGCGAACGGGTTCCTGCTCGTCGCACTGAACGGTGACGACACCGCTAACTCCCTGCTCGCCGGGGACTACGCGACTATCGTCCACGCTACGCACACCGCCGTGTGCGCCCTCGGCGGGGTAACCAAGGAGATGCAAAGCAAGCACCCGGCAGGCACCAACGCAGCGGCAAGCGCGGACGACTTCACCGCCGGCGCCAGTATCTTGGCCATGCACCACGCCATGCTGCGCAAGATGGTCGGTGAACAGGCGGCTAGCGACGCCGCGGACGCTGCCCTGGCGGCAGCAGCAACCAAGCAGTAACCACCCACAAGGAGTAACATCATGGAACGCGTTAAACAAGCAGCACCGGAAACAAATCAGAGCGGCCCCCGTGTCGTGTTCGTCGGCGACGGGCAGGTACCGCAGGCGATCAGGGACCTGTTCCCCGGTACCGAGTTCGTCCGCCCGTCCGACATGAAGGAAAGGATCAGGGCAGCGACCGACTCCAGGAAAGTCGCGGCTACGATGTTGGCCGCTATCCTCGCCGCTATCCTCGCCAGAAGGGAATCGGAGCCCGAGCCAACGCCCGAGCCCGCCCACACCCGGCGCAGTACGGACGACCCACTGCTCGACGGCATCAAGCCCCTGGCCTTCGCCGAGCTCGACAAAATCGCCGGGGAGCACGGCCTCTCGTTTAGCGACGAGGAGCGGGAGGCGCTGTTCGCCTTGTCGAAGGCGTTCGACCCGGAGGTCGCGAAGGCGGCGGCCCTTCTCACGTGCAGGAAGTTCGTCAAGGAGACGCAGCAATGACCGATACGATCACAGCAGTCCGCGCCCCGCTGTCCATCCCGCTCGACGACGTCATGGTCGACCTTGAAACCCTCGGCACTCGCGCGGGGTGCGTGGTGGTGTCCATCGGGGCAGTGAAGTTCAGCCCCACCACGGGGTTCGTCGATGTCGACAACGCGTTCTACGAGGTGGTCGACATCGAGTACTCCATGCGCGCCGGGTTGGTAGCGGAAGCGGACACCCTCAAGTGGTGGATGGCCCAGTCGGACGAAGCCCGGGCGGTGTTCAGCTCCCCGGACGCCGTGTCCCTGCCGGCGGCGCTCGTCCGGTTCGCCGAGTGGGTGTCCGACGAGGGTGACTACGGCGACGTGAAGATGTGGGGCAACGGGGCAGGGTTCGACAACCCGATCCTGTCCGCGGCGTTCGCGGCGGGCGGCATCAAGCAACCGTGGTACCACTGGAACGACCGCTGCTACCGCACGAAGATCGTCGACTACAAGCACATCCCGTTCGTGCGGGAGGGCGTCCACCACAACGCGAAGGACGACGCCGTGACCCAGGCGAAGCACCTGTGCAAGGTGCTGGCGGAGGAGCGGCGGGTTCGACAGCTCTCCAAGCTGGTGGCGCACGGATGCTCCGCCTCCGAGGGCAAGGTCCCACCTCCGGTGGAGTATATCAAGGCCGCTAAGGAGTAACCGAGTAACTTGGCACCCGTCCCCCGCTACGGCGGGGGGCTACAACACGAGGAGAAAACGATGAAGCTGATACAGGTACAGGATTGGCAGCCGGCGTACGCCGCGCTGCTCTCGGCGGGCCTGCGGCAGCAGGACGTGGCGGAGCTGGCGGGGGTAACCCGGGCCGTTATCGGCAGGGTAGCGGCGGGCACGTACGCCAGTGACCACTCCCCGAAGTTCAACGGGGGTATGCGGGTGCTGGCGAAACTGCGCGCGCTACAAGTCGAGGGGACGCTGACGGACTTCTCGTTCCGCTCGCTGCAGGGGGGCGCACCAAGTGAGTAACAAGGTGCAGCTGGTAACGATCGACTTCGAGACGTACTACGGAGACGGGTACACGCTGTCGACCATGCCGAGCGAGGAGTACATCCGGGACCCGAGGTTCGAGATTATCGGCGTCGGCGTGCAGCCCCCGGGACGCACGCCGACGTGGACCTCTGCCCCGATGGCCGCCCTGCGCGAGAAGTTCCAACGGGTAGACTGGAGCCGCACCATCGTGCTCGGCCACAACATGGCAGAGTTCGACTCCCTTATCCTGACCCACCACCTCGGTGTGCGCCCGCTCGGGTACATGTGCACCCTCGCTATGGCCAGGGCGCTGCACGGGGGGAAGGTATCCAAGTCCCTCGGCGCGTTGGCTGAGTTGTATGGCCTCCGCAAGAAGGGCACCGAGGTGGTGGCGGCGAGGAACAAGCGAAGGGCGGACTTCACCCCTGCGGAGCTGGCCGCGTACGGGGAGTACTGCATCGGGGACTGCGAGATAGCCACCGACCTGTACCACCTGCTAAAGGCGCGGCTACCCGCACAGGAGCAGCGGTACATCAGCCTGTTCACCAGGATGTTCGCCGAGCCGCGGCTCGTATTGGACGTCGACGTGTTGACCGAGTACCAGCAGGAGCTCGCCGCGAAGAAGGTAGCCCTGCTACTACGGTGTGGGCTGGAGCAGAAGGAGCTGCGCAGCGACGCCAAGTTCGCCGCCGTGCTGGAGGGCCTTGGCGTAGACCCACCGAGGAAGGTTAGCAAGAAGACCGGGCGGGAGGCGTATGCCTTCGCCAAGACCGACGAGGGTATGACCGCACTGTTGGAGCACGACGACCCCGACGTGCAGGCTGCAGCGGCGGCCAGGGTGGGGGTGAAGACAACGATCGGGGAGTCCAGGGTAGCCCGGTTCATAGGCATCGCTGGCAGGGGGGCGCTGCCCGTGCCGCTGGTGTACGGCAAGACGCACACGCACCGGGTGGCCGGTGGCGGCAAGATCAACATGCAGAACATGGGGCGGGGGTCGCCGCTGCGGAGGGCGGTCAAGGCCCCGCCGGGCAAGATGGTAGTGGTTGTCGATTCGTCGAACATCGAGTTGCGGGTGTGCCACTGCCTGTCCGGGCAGATGGACACGGTAGAGAAGCTGCGTCGCGGCGTCGACCTGTACTGTGACTTCGCGTCGGTGCTGTACGGGTACGAGGTCAACAAGAAAGAGCACCCGAGCGAGCGACAGCACGGTAAGGTGTCCATGCTGCAGCTCCAGTACCAGTCGGGGGCGAAGGCGTTCAAGAACTCTGCCCGGGTACTGGGCGGGCTGACGCTCGACATGGACACGTGCCAGACGACGGTGGACCTGTTCAGGAGCAGGTTCGACATGGTCAAGGCGTTCTGGGCGCGGTGCCAACGCGCCCTGGCTGGCATGTACCACGGGAAGGACGCGTACATAGACCAGTGGGGGCTGTGCCGGACAGACGGGAGCAGCATCATGCTCCCCAACGGGATGGCCCTGCAGTACTTCGACCTCCGGAAGGAAGAGTCTGAGGAGTACGGTTCGCAGTGGGTGTACGACGACAAGGAGACGCGTCGCCCGAAGAAAACCTACGGCGGGGCGGTAACGGAGAACCTGTGCCAAGCCTTGGCGAGGAACGTGGTGTTCGAGCACATGCTGATCCTCGAACGGAAGTACGGGCGCCCCGGAAGCGGGGTAGTCCACAGCGCGCACGACGAGACGGTGCTACTCGTCGACGAGGACAAAGCCGAAGAGTGCTTGGCCTTCGCCGTGGCGCTCATGCACGAGTCCCCATCGTGGTGGCCGGAGTTGCCGGTGGCTGCGGAGGGGGGAATATCAACCAGCTACGGAGGTGCGAAGTGACGGTAGTGAACGTCGAAGAGGTGCTAACCCAGGAGGAGCTCGCCGAGTTCAGGAAGTTCATCGACAAGGGGGTAAAGCTAGCGGAGGTGCTGGGCCAACTGGAGCGCGCCGAGCGGCTGCGCAGACTGTACAACATAGCGAAGGAGCAGACATGTCAGGTACACCCGGCGAAATAATGCCGCAAAGCCACTCTTCACTGTCCCTGTTCAACACGTGCCCCAGGCAATACGAGGCCCGGTACATAACGCGGGAGGTGAAGTTCAAGCAGGGCCCAGAAGCGGCGTGGGGGGACGAGGTGCACAAAGCCCTGGAGGTCCACGTGCGCGATGGGGTCCCGCTGCCCGGCAACATGGTGCAGTACTCGACGATAGCCACGGCGGTGATGCGCAGGCCAGGGGAGAAGCTGCTCGAAGCGCAGTTCGCTATCACCCGGTTCGGTGCGCCGTGCGAGTACTTCGCAGACGAGGCGTGGTTACGGGGGAAGATCGACGTCGTCATCATCAACGGCGCTCGCGCGTACGTGGTCGACTACAAGACGGGGAAGATCAAGCCCGACGTCGCGCAGCTGCGGCGGTACGCGATCATGGTCATGGCCAAGTACCCCGAGGTGGACCGGGTGTACTGTGGGTTCGCTTGGTTACAAGCAGGGGTGCTGTCCGCGCCGACGATCTACACCCGTGACAGGTTATCGGAGATGCTCAACGTCGAGCAGCTTATCCGCGGGCAGCTTGAGTCTGCGTACGAGAACGGGAAGTTCGAGTGCCGCCCGTCCGGGTTGTGCAACGGGTGGTGTGACGTGGTCAAGTGCCAGTTCTGGAAACCGAAGAGGAGTGAGTGATGGGAAGGGAGGAGAGAGTGGCGGAGGTAGTAGCCGCGAGTCTGATCCAGCCGGGGCTTGTGGAGGACCTCGTTGTCAACCTGTGCTACTACGAGTGGAAAGCACTGCGTAACGGCGGGGACGTTGCGTTCGGCGACATGGTGGTGCAGGCGGTGGACGCGGTACTAGACGAGTACGACCTGCAGGACGTAATGAATCACCGGCGCATTTGCGGGAGGGTCGCCGTTTCCGTTGGAATAAGTAACATCTACGAGAAGGACGCAGACCGCCGTGGCTAAGACACCAGAGGGGAAAGTGAAGGACGCTATCAAGGCGCTGTGCAAGGCCCGCGGGGCGTACTACGCCATGCCGGTGATGGTGGGGATGGCGAGCAACGGCACGCCGGACTTCCTGATCTGCTACAAGGGGGCGTTCATCGCCGTCGAAGCGAAGGCGGGCAAGGGCACCACCACGGCGCTGCAGAAGGTGCGCCTGCGGGAGATAGCCGCCGCCGGTGGCACCGCCCTGGTGGTCAACGAGAGCGGCATCGACGACTTGGCCGACGTGTTCGATGGGGTAGACGCCGGGTTCCGGCTGGTAGTCACCTACGAGGACGTTACGTTGGCCGGTGTTATGGAGGGTGAGTAAATGGAACGCGAAACCAAGTGCGAGGTTGTGACCGTCGAGCTTGAGTGCGACGAGTGCGGGGGGACCTTGGTGTTCGCCGGCACGGCACTCCTGTCGAACCCTCCGCAGTTCCCCCACGAATGCGACAAGTGCGGGGTCGTGCGTAACGTACTGGACCGCCCGTACCCACACACACGGGTAGTACCGACGAGGGCCGAGAAGTGATAGTTCACAAACCATCTAACACGTTAGTCATGCGGGTCCGGGACCCGAGCAAGGTGACCGACGTAATCCCCCGGGCGAGAGTAGTGCACCACGAGGGGCGGGCTCTGACCCAGGTGCACTACGGGTTGGACGAAGTGCGGGTGCTGCGCAATCTTGGCATCAACGCCCCGTCGCCCATCAAGCACAACTACAAGTGGCAGGGCAGGCTCGTTCCGTTCGACCACCAAGTGACCACCTCCGAGTTCTTCACGTTGAACCCGCGGGGGATTTGCCTGAACGGGATGGGTACTGGGAAGACGCTGTCCGCCCTGTGGTCCGCGGACTACCTCATGCGCGACAACAAGGTGAAGAAGGCAATCATCGTGTCCCCGCTGTCGACGATCGACAGCGTGTGGGCGAACGAGATTCGCACCCACTTCCTGTTCAACCGTACGTGCGCGGTGCTCCACGGTAGCCGGGAGCGGCGGCTCAAGCTGCTCGCTACCGACGTGGACTTCTACATCACCAACCACGACGGGGTGCGGGTCATCGCGGACGCCCTCGGCAACCGGCCAGACATCGACCTGTGGATCGTGGACGAGGCCGCCGCCTACCGCAACGCAACAACGGCGCGGTACAAACTGCTGAAGTCCATCATCCCACCCACCGCTTGGGTGTGGTTGATGACTGGTACCCCGTGCCCGGTAGCCCCGACGGACGCCTGGGCGCTGGCCAAGCTGATCGGCAGCCCGAAAGCCCCGAAGTACTTCTCCTCGTTCAAGAGCGAGACGATGGAGCAGGTGACCGCGTACAAGTGGGTACCGAAAATCGGGGCGTTCAACCGGGCGTACGAGATACTGCAGCCAGGTATACGGTTCAAGAAGTCCGACTGCATCGACCTGCCTCCGGTAACGTATCAACGGAGGTCGTGCGTACTTACCCCGGATCAAGCGAAGGCGTACAAGGACATGCACCACGAGCTCGTGACCACCGTCAGCGCCCGGGAGATAACCGCGGCGAACGCTGCAGTGAAGCTGTCGAAGCTACTGCAAATCTGCTGCGGGGTTATCTACGACGGCCTCGGCGGCAGCGTCCCTATCGACATGACCTCCAGGTTGAAGCTGGTCGAGGAGATTTGCGGGGAGGCTAGCGGGAAAGTGGTACTGTTTGTCCCCTTCACCCAGGCGCTGTTCACCGTTGCGGACTACCTCCGGGTGGCCGCTACCCCCACATACACCGTGGAGGTTGTGAACGGCTCGACGAGCCCTACCGAGCGCAAGCGGATATTCAGCGCGTTCCAGAACGAGGACGCCCCACGGATACTGGTGGCGCACCCGAAGACCACAGCGCACGGACTCACCCTCACCCGGGCGGACACCACGATATGGTTCGCTCCGGTATTCTCGCTGGAGATATTCGAGCAAGCGAACAACCGGATGGACCGCCCAGGGCAGAAGAACTCAATGACCGTGGCCATGATCGAGTCGACACCGATGGAGGCGGCGCTGTACTCGGCGCTCAAGGACAAGCGGCGCATACAAGACAGCGTCCTCGACCTATATAAACGCGAAGTGGGGTTGACACAGAAGTAGGTAAGAGTACAATGAGTACATACTTTCAACAAAGGAGAGCGAGGTGGGGGAAAAGTCGAAGCAAGAGCAGGTAGTAGAACGGATGCTACACATCCGCGACGCACGTGCAGCACTGAAAGCGAAGTACGAAGAGCAAGACCGGACGCTGCGCACGCAGTACGAGCGCGGGGAGGCGTGGCTGCTGAACGAGCTCCACACCGCCGGAGCGCAAGCAATGAAGTTCGCCGCGGTTGGGGCGACTATCTACGAGACGACGACCATGCGGGCCAGCATCGCCGACTGGCCAGCGTTCTCCCGTTGGGTCATCGACAACGACGAGCCCGACATGCTGCAACGCAGGGTCAGCACCACCACCCTGAAGTCCTTCATGGACCAGAACGAAAACATACCGCCCCCCGGGGTAACCACCAGCCCCGTCAGGGGCATCAACATCCGTCGCACCTAATAGGAGTATCGCTATGAGCACCAACATGACCCTTTTCCAACAGCCCGTCCCCGCCCGGTTGGCCGGACGCGACAAGGCCCTGGTGGCACAGATGAACGCAGAAGTCGCCGCAGGCACGGGCGGCGGGTCGAACATCAACCGCATCAGCCTGAAGCAGTCCCGGTTCCGCCTGATCATCGGTGGCGAAGAAGCCCGCGTGCTGCCGGACCTGCACCTCGACGTCGTTATCGTGCGGGGGAACCCGGGCATCAACAAGGCGTTCTATCTGAAGCAGTGGAAGCCCGGCCAGGAGCCGGAGGCCCCGGACTGCATGTCGTCCGACGGCATCCGTCCGTCCCCCGAGTCGGGGGCGAAGCAGAGCCAGCTGTGCTCCACGTGCCCGCAGAACGAGTGGGGCAGCAAGATCAACCCCCTCACCGGGAAGAAGATCAAAGCGTGCGCCGACGGGAAGCGTATCGCGGTGCTCCCGCCGGCCAAGCTCGACGGTGACATGTTCCAACTCACCGTGCCGCCGGCGTCTATCGGCGACTACGGCGCGTTCCTCAAGCAGTTGAACCAGATTGACCCGCCGGTGGGGTACAACGACATCGTCGTCCGTATCGCGTTCGACACCGAGGTGTCGTTCCCGAAGCTGACGTTCACCCCGCAGCGGTACCTCACTGACGCGGAAGCCGAGAAGGTCCAGGCCCGCTTCGAGTCCGCCGAGTCGCGAATGGTGTGTAGTATCGAGGGCGCCGCTGCTCCTGCCGCTGCTCCTGCCGCTGCTCCTGCAGCTGCTCCTGCTCCGGCTCCTGCTCCGGCTCCTGCTCCAGCTCCTGCTCCAGCTCCTGCTCCAGCTCCTGCCGCTGCTCCTGCCGCTGCTCCTGCGGCCCGCCGCAAGCGCGCGCAACCGGCAGCGCAGGCGGATGACTCCGGGTTCGGCGACGCCGCCCCTGCCGCCCCCGTGGCCACGGTAATCGACCACGCTACGCAACAGGCGGCGGAGACTGTGGTCGAGGACGGCAGCGACATCGACGACATTTTCGGCGGCGGCTGGGACGCGTAACAAGGCGGGGGGGTTGGTAGCTACCAAACCCCCTCTACACGGAGAAACCTATGTTGAACGACGAAGAACTTACCGAGTTCCTTAACGTGCTGACCGAGTTCATGAGCGCCACGGGGTTGTCAATGTCCGCCACCGCGGGGGTGTTCGGCGTTAACTCCGCGTCGCTGTCCCGGTGGTACGGCCCGCGCCACGCGGGGGTGTCCAGGTGGGTGGCGAACTCCATCACATGGAAGCTGGACAAGCTGAACGCTGCCAACGCGCGCGGCGGGATTTACGCAGGGTTAACGGGGAAGAAGAAAAAGGAGAAGCTGGCTACGCTGCAGCGGGTGCTTCAAGGTACGCCCTCTTCCGAATAGAATGGCCCTTTAGGCAGGAGGACGTATGGATGGCCTTGCTTTTCTGAACGTGGTGTGGCCGGATACCGGCCCGTACCTAATATCAATCCCAGTCTCCTGGGTAGTTACCTCCCCCACCGGGGAGAAAATACAAAAGCACGGGCACAAGCAGTACGCGTTCGACACCGCCGAGGCGGCGTACGCCGGTGCGATACACGCATCTGAGCACGATGGGGAGGACGTCTACTTCGCCCTCGGCGCACTCAAGGCCCTTGTCCGCGACGACCGCGGGCGGCTAATAGGACCGAGGAAGCGGGCCAACATCCGGGCGCTGCGGTCTTTCTGGCTCGACATAGACGTAAAGCCGGGGGTGCCAACGGCGTACGACTCCCAGGGCGCTGCGTTGATGGACCTGAAACGGTTCGTTCGTGGGGCTGGCTTGCCGGCGCCGGTTGTTGTTTCGAGCGGGGTTGGGCTGCACGTTTACTGGCCGCTGACCGAGGAGGTCAGCGGTGACAAGTGGGACCACTACGCCGAGCTGTTCAAGCAGATAGTCGCCGTAGCCGGGTTGCGTGCAGACCCATCAAGGACCGCTGACAGGGCCAGCATACTCAGGGTACCAGGAACCATGAACCGCAAGCCAGGGCGCCAGGAAACGCCCGTCGTGGTCAAGTTCAACGGGGGCGTCACAGACACCGACGAGTTCCTGAAGCGGATAGCCTTCGTTGCGGGCACAAAGAACCTGTCCGTGGTGCCGCCGAGGACGAAGTCGGCGATCAACGTATCATCCGCGGTGGCGTTGAACTCCGCCGCTGCCAACACGTTCTCCCCGACCGACCCCGGCAAGGTAGTGAAGCGGTGCCCGCATTTGACGTGGCAGTTCCGCAACCCAACCGAGGTACCGCAGCCCCTGTGGTATGCAGCCATCGGCGTCCTCCGCCACTGCGTTAACGGTGATGCTGCGTGCCACAAACTGTCTGCGCGTGACCCCGACCGGTACGACCCCGGCGCGGTCGATGCGAAGATAGCCCAGCTAGAAGCGGGCGGGTACGGGCCGACGACGTGCGCCAAGTTCGAAGCGGAGGGCAGCGAGCAGTGCGGGGGGTGCCAGTGGCGGGGGAAGATCGGTAGCCCTATAACCGCCGCGACTATGGCCGAGCCGGCGCCGGCGCCGAAGATGACCGCGCTCGTTCGGGGGGAGGCAGTGGAGCTAGACCTCCCCGCCCCTCCGTACCCGTACAAACGCGTCATTGACGACGGCGCGGACCACGCCAAGATAGTCATAGAGCTCGTCGAGGACCGCGAGGGGGGAGAGCACGTAACGGAGGAGGTCGTGTATGACTACGACCTGTACCCGCACACCTTGTTCTTCGACGAGGCCACCGGGGGGTACGTGGCCAAGGTCATGCACTGGCTCCCACAAGAGGGGTGGCGGGACATGACGTTGCCGTTCGGTGACGCCTACGACGGCAGGAAGCTGTCGTCAATGTTCGGGCACATCGGGGTGATGGTGGTAGGCAGGAAACGAATGGAGTACTTGGAGGGATACATGCGAGGATACATAGCGGAGCTGCAACGAAGGGCGGCGGCACAGGTGATCTACTCCCAGTTGGGGTGGAAGGACGACGGGGTATTCGTGACCCCGGGGATGGTTGTTGGCGCGGACTACGTCGCCCCATGCACGGTCAGCCAGAACGTCAACCACGCGTGCAACAACTGGGTGCAACCCAGGGGGGATTTGGAAACGTGGAAGGACATCGCCGCGGCGTACGAGCCCCCAGAGTGCGTGTCCCTACAGTTCACCGCGGCTACCGGTTTTGCGTCCATCCTCATGGCGCTGACCAACTACCGTGGGGCGATCGTGGCGGCGGTCGGGGAGAAGGGGTGCGGGAAAACCACCGCCTCCTGGTTGGCGAACTCGGTGTTCAACCACAAGAACATGGGCGACATAACGGACAGGGACACAGGCAACGCGTTGTACGCGAAGCTCGGCGCCCTCAAGAACCTGCTCGGTACGTACGACGAGTCGACCCGCCTCGACGGCAACACGCTGTCCTCCTTGGCGTACGCGATCAACCAAGGCCAAGGCAAGAATCGGCTCGACCGCAATGCCCAATTCAAGGAGAACATAGGCAACTGGGCGTTGATGCTGCTCATGACGACCAACCGCAGCCCGCAAGCGATCCTCGGGGCGTTCTCTGACGACTCCTCTGCGGAGGCCGCCCGGATTTTTCAATACACGGTGCCCCCACGTACGCTGACGAAGGCGTTCGCCGACGCCTGCTTCGACAGACTCAACGACAACTTCGGGCTCGCCGGCCCCATGTTCGTGCAGGAGGTCCTCCGCATGAAGGACGTCGTGAAGGACCGGCTGAAGTACTGGATCAAGGAGATAGACAAACGAGCGAACGTATCCAGCGGGGAGCGGTTCTGGTCAGCGGTGCCCGCGTGCGTGCTCACAGCAGTCGAGGCGTGCAACTCGATAGGGCTGCTCAACTACGACGTCGGCGGGCTCGCAGACTTCAGCGTCCGGTCGATCCTGATCATGAGGACCAACGTATCGGAGAACGTGGGCACCCCAGTCGGGACCTTGTCGGACTACTTCAACACCAACCTGCGCAACACGTTAATCGTTGGGGCTATCCCCGGCGGTACAGGAAGCGTCATACGGCACCCCCCAACAGGGGAGCTGAGAATCCGGGTAGACGACGGGCTCGGGAGGGCGTTCATCGACCGCACGCACATCCACCGGTTCTGTACCGAGCGCGGCGTGGACTTTCCCGCACTGCGGGAGGAGTTGCTGGCATCCAAGGTGCTGGTGGACAACGACCGAAAGGTCATGCTCGGCAAGGGGACCGCGATCAAGACCGCGCAGACCCGCTGCTGGGAGGTCGACCTCCTGCACGCGGACCTCACGGGGGTAGCTGGGTTCGTCAAAGACGCCGCCAGTGGGACGAACGTGATCCCGATCCCCGGCGCCCGCCCGGTGAAGAAGTGACACTACAACTAGACGCACCGCGTCTAGTTGATTGGCGGGTTAGCCGGCGCCCGATGAATGCCCGGCACCACAAAGGAACCAAGATGGAAGACAAAGCGATCGAGAAAGAGATGCAAGACAAGGGACTGACCGCGCCGCGCCTGACGCCGCAAGACATTGAAAGGGCTGTTGCTGGCGAGGAGTACGCCGTGTTTTCTGGGCGCCTTACCGTGTGCGTCCTGACGCTGCAAAACGGCTTCCTGGTAACGGGCGAATCCTCCTGCGTCAGCATCGAGAATTTTGACACCGAACTGGGGCGCAAGATTGCCCGCGACAACGCCAAGGGAAAGGTGTGGGAACTGGAAGGTTACGCGCTGCGGCAGCGCCTCGCAACCTGATTTGGTGGCCGGCATGACGGCGAACGCCAAACCCTACGGCTGCAAAGACCGGGCCTGGAAGCCCGGGTACTGGGTCAAGGAGCGCGAGTACAGCAGCGACGGGCGGTTCACCCTGGTCGACTCGTTCGTCAAGCACACCATGACTACAGCTTGCAGGTACGACCTCAGCCTATCCGATCCAAGGTGTGAGGGGTGCAGGGACCGAGGATCGGGAGAGGAGTTCTATGGGAAAGACACCAGCAGCGGTACGAAGTAACTGAACAAGGGCGTCCCAGGCGCGGCTGGAATAAGGAAATGCTCCAGCGGGAAAACGCGCAGACTAGGGGCGCCCCCTACTCCCCGATGAATTGGTGGCTCTCGCCGTAGTTGTAGTTCCAGTGCCCCGCAGTCTGCCCCTGCAGCCCAAGCGACGCCTGCCCGTTGAGCCCCGTCTGTACGTGGAACCCTGCCAGGGCGGACGCTGCCAACTGCGCTGAAATCTGCGCCGCCCCCTTCGTCGCCTCGATCCGCAGCTCCGCCTTCTTCAGCGACGTGCCGTACACGACCTCCCACTTCTTGATCGCCGCCTCGAACTCCGCCAACGACTGCTGGATGTTGGCCTTGTACGCCTCCACCTGCGCGCTGTACGCGGCGGTCCCCGTCTGGGCCTGGGCTACCTGCACGTCGAGGATGTTGCGCATCACCTGGGCTTCCAGCTTGGCGCCGTCCACCCGCGCGGCGTTGTTCTTGACGACCATGTCGACGTTGGCGAGGTACCCCTTGATGTTGGCGTCCTCGACGGCTACCGCGGCGTCAGTCTGCGTCTTGTAGACGTCGACCTGCGCCTTCACCCCGTCAACCTGCGTAGCGTACGCCCGCATCTGCGCCTCGTAGATGGTGACCGGGGTTATGGCCGCCCGTACCTGCGACTCGTACACGTCATACCCGGCCTTCACTGCCCCCACTTGGGACACGAACGCTTCAACCTGGGACCGGAACACGTCAAGGCGTTTGGCTTTGGTTTCGAGCTCGGTCTGCGTGGCGGACACCTGGGCCTTGAACACGTCGACCGCGGCGAGCACCCCGCGCACCTGGGCCTCGTACCCCTGCATCTGCGCCACCTCGGAGTCGACGACGACCTTCTGCCCCTCGACCTGGGACTTGTAGATGTCGACCTTCGCCAGCTCTCCTTCCAACCGTGCCTTGTAGATGTCGACGAGGGCTTGGTACCCGCCCTGCTTCGCATTGAACACCGCCACTGACGCGTTGTACATGTCCACCATCTGGCCGCCAGCAGCGGAGTAGACTTCGAGCATCAGCTTCTTCCGCTCAAGCTCCTTGTCGATCTTCTTCTTGGCTAGCTCCACGCCTGCGGACAGGTTCGCCTTGTACGCCTCGACCTCCATCTGCATGCGCTGCGCCGCTACGTCCCGCCCCGCTACGCGCACCTTCGCTGCGGCGTCCTGGCGGATAGCGTCCACCCGTCTGCCGACGGTGCCGGCGGGAGCGGTGAACCCCCGAGTAGAGAACTCGTCCCACACCGCGTCAACGTCCCGGTCAGCCTGCGCGTTGAGTAGGTCCGCTTGCCTCGCGGCCTCCTGTACGGACACGTCGACAAGTACTGCCGGCGTCCCACCCATAACCAGCGCCGCCAGCTCGTCCAACATCGTGCTGTCGAACGTGATGTCCCCCACTTGGGCGGAGATGTCGCTCGGTGCGTACTGCGCGGGCTCGTCCCACTCCGGTAGCGAGGCGTCGAACGTAGGTAGCGCGATCGTCGGCAGCGACGGCAGCGTTATCCCGTGCACCGTCGGCGCAGAGGGCAGGGCCACCGTCGGCGCGGAGGGGATAACCACGTCGAAGTCGATCGTCGGTTCCGAGGGCGGGGCGGGCATAGCGCCAGAGGGCGGGGCCGGGATCACTACGACGGGGGTACCCTCCGGAGCGGTTGGCATGGTGACCGTTGGCACCGACAGCGAGGCGAGCCCAGACACGTAGCTCGGCAAAGAGGGTAGCAGGGGGATGCTCACCGCCCCAGCACTGGGTATCGTCGGTGGGGTGTACGCAGCAAGACTTGCTACCCCGCTCGCCGTTGGCTCCGCCGGGTACTGCGGGTCCGCGAGGGAGTCCACGATAGCCTCGAGGGCCTCCTGCGCGGAAGCGACCAAGTCGTCCCCGCGCGTGTACATGGTCCCCGTCTGCGCTAGGATGTTGTTCTGCACCCCCTGCACCTGGGACAGCACCGCGTTGTACAGCCCAGTGGGTATCTCGTGTAGGTTCTCGATCTTCATCGTCATGGCTAAACTCTCCTGCTCGTAACCAACGGCTCAAGCCGCACATCTTTGATCGTGGCCATCCCCTGCAACGTGTTGCCGAGGGTTACGCCCCAGTACCGGGCAAGCGGACCTCGCCCGATTTTAACCCGTGACGGTATGGGGCTCGCTGCCACGAAGGCTGGCCTTCCGTACAGCACCCGCATCCTGCCGGCGCCGTTCCCCTGCACCATGCCCACTACCAAAGGCTTCGTCGCTGCGTAGGACAGGTACACGAACCGCATCCGCTTCAACTCCGCGGCACCGAAGTCGTACATCCCCGACTCCAACCCCGCCACTGCAGCGACGCTACTCGACTGCGTATACATCCCGTCGAGGGCCAACCCGTACACAACCCCGCCGGCCTCATGCACCTCTGTAACCTGCAGCCCCTCCCACCGGGATACCGCCATAGTCCTGGCGTTGAACACCCACGCCCCACCGTCAGGGTAGGACAGCAACGCCTCGTCGTACCCGTACCCGACGTTGTCGTAGTTGATTGACACGTTATTGGTTGGCAGCGGGGCTTCCGTCCCAGTCCCGAACTCAAGGACCGAGTACGTCGGAGAGGCGCCGTCAAACACTGCGCTGACCCCCTCGCCTACATCCAGCAGGGCCTCGACGACGCGCGCGGTGTCGGTCAGTACCTCCGCCGCGGACCCCGCCTCGTACACCACAACCGAGCTACGGGGGGTTATCCGATCTGCCCCCCTGCCAGACTCGTACAACGTGGCCCCGGCGTGCAGCACCCCCGTCGGCGCGTCCGCCCCGGTGCCGGCCTCCAGCACCTGTACGAACACCACCGCGTACAGGGCGTCCGTGCAGCTCGCCGAACTCTCGACGAGCTCCCCCGGAGAGGAGAACCCGCTCCCCGCTCCGGTGCCGGCCTCCTGTACAGTCACCCCTGTGGTTACTACGTAGCTCGGGGAGTCTACCCCGGCGCCGACCTCCTTGACGTACGAGTAGTTGCTCCCGATCAACGTGTCGAACGCGGACGCGGCCTCCCCGATGGGTGACCCAGGGGCAACGGAGAACCCGAACACGTCGCTGCTGCCGGTCCCCGCCTCGTCGACCACGTTGTTGCGGTTCGTCGCCGTCCAGTACACGTACCCGACAGACTGCAAGTCGACAGTGACGGTGGTGACCTGCCCGAGCTCCCCGGCGGGGGTAGTCGCTCGCAGCTGCACCGAGGTGCCGTTCTGCACGACCCCGCTCGTCACCCACCCGCCGCCAGCGATGGACATTTCCCCGGTAGCGCCGACGATCTGCACCGTCTTCGTCCCGACGGTAAGTCCGGATACTACGGCGACATTCGACAGGAGTAGCGTGCTCGGCAGCGCGTCCAATACTGGGGTGAATACAAGACCCATCATGTTTCTCCTATGAACGTCACTTGTCGGTGAGGGCTTACCCGCTCGAAGTCGCTCAGAACGTCCGCCCGAACGCCGGTGTACGCCATACTACCATTCAGGTGGATGTGCATCTTGGATGCTTCGCTGCCTATTACCGACCGGGTGCACCAGAAGTGCGCGATTTTAAACCCGCTGTCGGAGGGTATCTTGTCCTCCCACAGGGTGCTCGACCCAGCCACGCCCTTCATCTTGTGTGGGTACACTCCACCAGTGGTCGAGCACAGCGTGACTATGTCGTACTCGTCGACGTTCACCTCGGTCGTCCCGTTGTCGTACATGTTCGTCGGGGCTGTGTGCGTTCCAGATGCGATGTTCAGTACCGTCTGCGCCGGTTGAAGCGGCTCCTTGGTGTAGTTGTTGTCTGCGCTGAAGAACCCGCCGCGGGCCAGCCGCTTAACCGTGTCGTCACGCAGCTCCCACCACAACCAGTTCCCGCCGGGCAACGCCCTGGTGTCCGTGTCGTACCCGTAGAACCCCGGTATCCAGGATGGGTAGGTGTAGTACAACCACTGCATTACCATCGCTGCGTACTGGTAATCCACGTCCCGTTTCGTACCGACGGCGTGTCGCTCGCACAGGAACGCCGCCTCCCTGTCCGTTAGCGGCACCGCGCAAGAGTAGCTGTACTGCTGGCCGGTTAGCTGCGTGCCATAGACGTGTACGTGGAAGCAGTGACGCTTGGCGGTCCACGGGCTTCCCTTCCTGGACAAGTAGCTCGGGTCAAAACTGCTGTTCCACTCCGTGTCCTCGTCGTAGCTCGCCTCGTACCCAAAGTGGCCCGGGGAGTACGGCTCGGAGTACTCAATCCCCATGTACGGGGACTCCCACGTCTTCCGCCCCTGCGACTGCAGGTTCGTGTTTGACGTGTAAGCGGTCTTCCGCTGGTCTACCTTGTTGGAGTAGAACCCTTTTGGCAAGTTGGTCGGCCTCGACCACTCCCCCCACGTGAACCCCCCAAGCATCATGCAGAACGGGAGGTCTTCTCGGTCATCCCACGAGTCTCCCTCAGTCCCGGCGGTATTCATCGGGTTGTAGAACCTCACCCACACCAACTCCTCTTCGTCGTAGAACACGTGCACCACCGTATCACTTACCGGGTACGTAGTGACGGCCTTCAGGTACACGGGTGGCGGCGGCCCAACCGCTGGCCACCCGCGGGGCACCATATCGAAGCTGACCACCCCGGGTATCCCCGTGTCCGAGTCAACCGCTGGAACCTTGAACGGCTTGTTGGACTGCGACGTGTCTACCGCGTTGCCCTTGCCTACCATGCGCACGATCCCAGTCATGTCCTCGATAGACGC